GCCTGATAGGTACCACATCAACTCACCCAGACAGGTGAATATTTTACCTCTGGATTCTGTTCTGCTAATCCGGCAAATCGGATTGCTCAAAATGATGTGTGTACCCAGAATCTCTTTTGTCGGTCCCCGTGTTGTTTCAACAGGAACACCATTTGACAGGATATTTTCAAACACAGCCCGCATAACATCATCAATCGTGTTTTTCTCAATTTCCATATTTTTCATCCAGATAAGAGTACGTGGACAGTCTGTTAGACATCAGTCAGGAGTGAGAATAATCCTAATTATTTGTTATACATTTAGTCTGTACAATTTGTCTACAGATTTGAGCTTTTGAGAAAAAAAGTGGCTGGTGTAGGCTAAGTTTACTGTGATGAAGAAATTGGTTATTTGATCCTAGCCACAGCATTCGGCTCGTTAACTAAGAGAGAATGCAAATTCTTGTCAACAACTCGTATTTTGGTACTCGAAGCCGTATAACTAGTCAGATCTTTTCCTTAGTTTTATCACCTGCATTGAACCACACCTCCCTAAGCGAATTTAATAGTCCCCTCAAGTTTCCTTGGTCAGCCATGTCGTCAGCCAAACTGCATTAACCGACAAGCTGGTAAGCTCCGCCCAACATCGAAGAGGTACGTTTTTAGCCTGACAGCTTAGGTTTATATGGATAGATACCGCTTTTAGCACGGCAGACATCAGACAGAACTAGCGGAGCGCTGTGAGCCATAAACGGGCTAATATATGTTAGTTAACAGCAACAATGTGCTAGCTTCTCAAGCTTTAAATAATAACGCCGTATTGGTTAAGAAAAAACTAAGATGCTGCAATTAAAAATTTTGGAAGTAAACAATTGCATTTTGACGATTAGTGAGATAGAAAAGTCTACATGAAAATAGATCATTGGCAACCCTACTACTAGCATTACTTTTATTTCATTGCAACCAAGTAATGCTCCCTTATTTGAAATATTATGAGATCCTTAGATGACTAAATATAACAAAAACCTAGAGTCTGGGTGGTATAAATTTCAAGAAGAAATTTGCGAGCATTTTAAAAGCATAGGCGCTAGCGCTAAGACAAACGTTACAGTAGATGGGGCAAGAGGAAGCTCAGATATAGATGTAGTAGTGGAGTCAAAATATCTTGGCACGGATTTCAAATGGTTTGTAGAAGCTAAATATTGGAATAGTAATGTAACCAAGGAAGTTGTTCATGCGTTTTCGACAGTAATTCAAAATACTGGAGCTGATAGAGGTTTTATTATATCCAAAAATGGGTTCCAGACCGGTGCCATAGAAGCTACCAAGCATACAAATATAAGCTTATATACTTTTGATGAGTTTAAGAAAAAAACAATCCACTTGGTACAATCCAATATATTAAAATCCTGTTTAAATAGAGCCATTCTAACTAGCACAAGGTATTGGGGGCACTCAAAGAAAATAAGAATAAAATATGAACTTAGATATGATCTTTTTGACGACAGAGAGATACTTTCATGTGCAATGATTCTTATCATTGTCACTGATCTAATTATAGACGAAGATATAAGTTATCCGTTAGCCGTTTCAAGATATACAGGAATTCAAGCAGATGAAATCAACAGCTTTCATGAGCTTATGCATTGGCTGAATTCAAGTTTAAATGAGTTAGACCGTAGAATATTAGATGCTGAAATAGCAATGAAGAAAAATAATGATTTCAACCCTGTATATGAATATTTCACGCCTGATTTAATCAGATTGTGTGCGAAAAAGAAAATTGATAAATTTTTCGACTATAGTTTTCTTCCAGAAGCTGATAGAGAATTAATGATTAAGCACAAAAATAAGGTAGACGAATATAGACGCAGCCAAAATAATTGACATCCTATAAGCCAAAAGAGAAGTTAGAGCTATTGAACGGAATGTCCGCTTTTGGCACAGAGCGGACTATAGGTGCTTAATGCCCGCTATGAGCTAACGCACAATGGCCGCACCATGCGGCCTTTCTTTCACTGGAAATTACAAACTCCATACAGTCCGGCTCTTCATCAACATAGAGAGCGGAACCAAAATGGACCAATCCCCAAACCGTAAAGCCTTTGGCGACATGCTGGCCTTTTCCGAAGGAACCAATACTCACCCGTTAACCCGTATGAATGGCTATGACGTCATCGTGACCGGGCTGGGCGAAAAGCAGGGCGAAGTCTTTACCGACTTCAGCGATCACCCGTTTGCGCATCGCCGTGCAAAAGCGCTTAACAGTCATGGCCTGGCGTCTACCGCAGCAGGCCGCTATCAGCAGCTTTATCGCTACTGGCCTGCCTATAAAAACCAGCTGAATCTGCCTGATTTTAGCCCTGCCTCACAGGAGCGATTGCTTGACCAGCTGCTGAAAGAGCAAGGGGCTTATTCCGACGTGCTGGCCGGACGGATCCGCACAGCGATCGGCAAAACTAACGATATCTGGGCCTCGCTCACTGGTTCGCCGTATGGTCAGAAAACGCATCCCCTTGAGACGCTACTCGACGCTTACCTGAAATCCGGAGGTGTGATTACCGACTAATACCCGCGCCAGCCTTCAGGGATCGCATAGTCCACGTTTGAGTAGTCGCCGCTTAATGAGTCAACATAGCGGCGACTTTTTTGCTTCCTGCCACCAGTAGGCTTTGCCCTGAACGTAGATTTCAGCGCCTGATATGCTTCATGCAGTACTCCGCCTTTTCGCTGAAACTCTTCTGCGCTTCGTTCGTTCTGCGCTGCTGACGATGCTGCAGCCAGTTGCTTTTGCGTGTTCTGGTAGAGCCCGAACTTTTTCACAAAGGCCGGTTGTTCTTGTGATGACTTTTGAACCTCAGAATTTAATGCCTCTCCATTTTGTATTTTTCTTTTACTGGAGAGATCTCTTACTTCTTGTTGGTCAGTTTGACCAGGGGTGGCCTGTTCATTTTGACTAGGTGTGTTGTGGATAAAATCGTTATTAAAGAAGGCGTTAGCGATAATTCTCCGAACTATGGTCTGACGTCCGGACGGCTTCAGATTCGCCTCTTTCAGTGCGTCCAGACTGGCCCGTACAAAGGACAGTGCTTTACTGGTAAACGTGTACTTGCTGGGTTTGCTGACGCTGTGATTTTTCTCGTCGCGCTGCTCTTCATAGCTGAGGATCCCCAGCTTAACGGCAGCACGATAAGCACGCTGAACGGTGGAGATACTGCAACCGGCTTCTTCAGCCAGATTCCTGAGCGATTTAATGATGATGAAATCGGACGTAGAACCGGCCAGATTACAGGCAAATTTTAAAACGCGGGTGACAGATTTCGGCAGAGGGGAAAGTTCAATAATGTGGGTGAGATCAAAGCCGGTAATTCGGACAGATCTGTGCTCGTTATTTGAGCAGAATGCGGGAAAAGTGTTGCCGGGATCGGCGCTATTAGCTACTATAGGCACAGTTGTTCTCCATGAGACAACAGGTGCAATACCTGGCGTCATAATGGTTTTAAGGCCAACTTCCGTTCAAAGAAGTTATACGGCACAACGCCGGTGTGGTTGTCGAAGACCACACAAAGTTGCTTAAAAAATCGTCTGCGCTAACAGCCGATTTTTTTTCGTCCTCTCATTCAGCCGCTAAACTGAATCAGAGCGCGGATAATAAACTCGATCCCGTTCCGGATCAACACTCAGCTTTTTCCTAATTTTTAGTTTTGACTAAAACGTGCCCCAGTTTTCAGGGCACGGTTTTCTTTTTTCCCTTATTTTCTTGGGTTGATCCACAGCAGTGGTGTTGAGTCCACAGCTGGCGGGCGCGTCTGCGGTAATGTGTGCTGGTGGGCGGTGCCGATCGGCAGTGTAGCCGTCGCATTTGTGCCGATTGATTCCAGCATTGCAGCGACGATCTGCGCGTCTTCCGGCGTGTCCATCCGGCATAATGCCGCCTGCTGAACTTTACTTAAAAACAGCGGCATGTTAGCCAGCGCATCCTTCATGATCCGGCGACGGGCCTTTGCCACGGTGCCAGCACTTTCGAGCATTAGCTGAGCGTTTCGCAGACGTTCCTCTACCTCCAGACGCTTACCGTGCTCAATATGCAGCGCAGACTCCAGCAGTGAAAAATCCACGGACTCCAGCATTGCTGTCTGGCTACGCAGGGTTTCAAAGTGTTGAATAATGTCAGCAGCCTGATTCTCCGAATATCCCTTTTCTATTAAGCCCGCGTGCATCATGTCGGCTCGTTCGCTGGCCGATTCCAGAAGCAGAGCAGGGTGGTCCTGACTGATATAATTTGGGTTCGTCACATAGTCGAAGCCGTGGAAGCTAGTCACTTTCGAAATGGCGTTATCGTCGCCGCCAGTAGCCCAGGACCAGCCACCAGCGCGTGAGCGGTTCATGCCGTCAACGATATTGCCGGGTTCGGTATCCAGAATCTCCTGAACGTGAGTCACGATGCCGTTATCATCCACGCTGGCATCCAGAGTGCGGTTCGACGGCACGTTTTCCAGTGTCACTGGCTTACCATCAATCATCACAACCGCAAATTCCGGCAGGTTAAGCCGTCCAGTCTTTGCGTAGTAGGCGGCGCGGCGTCCGTGGCCGTAATAGCCGAACATTTCCCCCAGCTGAATACGCTCCTGAGTTTCGGGGCTGGCGAACGTTTCACGAACAGATCGCAGCAGGTAGTTGCGGTCGTTTTGTGGTGTAAACCGACGAATTTTATCAATCAATGAAAAACGATCCGTTACCGTGCGGAGTGCTTCCATAAGTACCTCATAATCACAGGGTTATGCCCCGCAAAGCGGCGGCAGCGCTGGCGATAGCCTGCGTGAGATGATGGTAGGAAGGTTGTAATTTATGGGGTTAGCGATTCTTTGGTTATCAGTGGATCTAATAACCACTGGATAATTTCATATTAGAAATATTGAATTTATCCGCATCGCGGATATAGTGTGCGCGCCACTGCATAAACAGTGGTCGGGATTGGAACCCCGAACGAAAGTACGAGGAGGCACTTAGTGCCTCCGGCGCTACCACGTCTGGTGTTTGCCAGATGTTTCAATGGTGGCGTTGGCGGGGCTACCTTCGGGTAGGCCGGTCTCCTCGTACGCCGGTAGTTCCAACCCTGTCAACGTCACCACCCGGAGCTTGGAACCTCCAGTAGTGACGCTTCTTTCAGTACGAGGAGCACTCCATGCCTGATATCTCTTATACGCCATCCCAGGCGGTGCTTAGGTTCGCCAATGCCATGCTTGCCATAAGCCTGACTGACAGTACTATCTGTCGCCGTGCAAAATGGGGCGATACACCTATTCACGTATTCACGCAGGCCGATTCAGATAGTCAGATGCAATTTATATTCATGGGCGAGTCCGGCGAGTTATCAATATATGATCCAACGCCTGAAGATATTTTGTCAGCTGACTGGCAGGTTATTTCGCTGCTTCACTGAAAAGGTTGAAATAGCCGCGTATTGATTAGCTCAAGGGCGGCTATGAGTAATATTTAACCTGACTCTATTTGTCGGGCGAGGTTACATAACGAGCAAAGGCTACGAGTTCGTCATGTGTCCAACTGGCCGGATCGATGTTGTCAGGTGCTGATTCATTCATCATGCCACCTCCACCGCCTTCATCCTCCTGCGCGTCCGCCTTCTTCCTGCTCTTCTCAAACTCTGCCAGCATCTTGTCGAGCGTGCCGCCGTCCATCTTCAGCTGATCGCTGAACAGGTAGCGCATGAACGTGTCGTTTTCCGCCAGCTTGTTATTCGCCTGAAGTGCGTCCATGACCTGCACCATTAGGGTAATGAAATTGGCGCGGGCATCCATTTCACGGCTTTCTTCCTCCTGAATTGCGGTGTTCATTGAAATGAACTGAACGACATATGGACGATCGTTGACCGGGTACACCTTGCCGTATTTGAAGGCCAAATGAATGTCTATCAAGCGGTAAATCATTTCCTGCGCACCCTGTCTGAGCCACTGCGCCCGGAGTGCCGCCTGAATGGCCGTCTGTATCCAGCCGCCTTCACCCAGCCCGCCTGCCATCTGTTCGGCCCAGCCCAGCATTGTTGAGTCGATACCGAGCGCGGCGCACAGCTGGCGCAGGTGAAACATCACGTCCTCGATGCCGGTAATGTCCGCGGGTATCGACTGCGTGTCGATCGTAATCCCGTTTTTGCCGTCACCCATTACCGGGATCACATGGTTCATCACGGTTGGCATGGTGTTACCGTTCACCGCTTTTTTCTGGAGTGCTTCGCCGTGGCGCTTGAGCGTCTGCGAGACGGTGCGGGTATAGTTTGCGCCAACGACCGGATCGAGTGAATTGGTAGTCAGAGCAATCAGGCGGTCAATTTTGGCAGCATTGTAGCGAGTTGCCTTCAGCGCATTCAGCGCGCCGACCAGATTCAGGAAGGGTTCATAGGCGTGCGCCAGGAAGCTGGTGCCGTAGTTCTGCGTCTCCGCAACTTCCTTGTCCTCTTCCTCCGACAGCAGAGAATAACCACGATTCCCGGACGTCACCGGCTGCACATTACGCGTGGGTGTCCAGTACGGATTTTTCATCGGGACCAGCGACCACGGCGTAGACAGCGTGCGGGTATGGGTATCGGGTGACAGCACATAATCCCCGCCGAAGCCGACCAGCTGATCACCTTTGTAAAACTCCTGGATGAAATAGGGCAGCGAGTAATAGCTGTTTTCCAGGCTGGTGATCCCTTTCCCTGACCGGGCATAGGGGCGCACATAGGACACGCCGAAAATCGCCATTGTCATAGCCAGCGACGGCAATTGCCGGTTAATCATCGCGCCCAAATCATCCTGCAGCTCTTTGGCCCGTGCCGCGCCTTCTGCGTCGGACGGATCGACCGGCATAATAGAGAACGCCAGCCCGGTTTTTTTGTCCGGCGCGAGTGCGTGGCCAATGTGGATATTTAACGCTGCTGAGCACGTCGGGCTATTAGCCATTTCCTCCAGAATCGCATAGCGTTGTAGCCGGTCCAGCGGCAACTCTGCGCCCAGGTAAAGACTGTCGCCAGCCGAGGTCATTTCCCCCGCTTTCCCTTCGTTGTACGCCATAGCCGCCAGCCCGGAGCGGGAGACGACCACGTTTTGCCCGTTAGTCCATGCGAGACTTTGCGGTGCCTCAGTCGCAGCCCCCCGGAATGCCTGCCTCAATGCGCTTAAAACGGACAACGCCTTTTTTTTAGTAGCCAAATTTATACGCCCTATTTAATAAACCTTTAGAATCAGATAAAGCATATCCGCTTTATGCAATCTGAGGAAAAGTTACACAGTGGAAAATCCAACAAACAGGGCGGTGCAGGAGGCGGGATCGGTTGAGGAACTGATCCGGCTGGTCATGCGCCTGCACAAACAGCGGACCGTTGTAGCGTTTGGCGTTACCAAGCGTGAAGGCGTGAGCCTGCAGCGTGAGCGCCGCAGTGCAAACGACAACGCGATCGCACTGCTTAACTCACTGCCGCAGGGCTTCGACGGCAACAAGCTGACCGATGAGCAGCGCCGGGTGCTGGCGGGCTACAGCGGCGAGGGCGGTCTTGAAGGCAGTGGCGGCAGTCAGTACGAGTACTACACGCCGCCATTTATGGCCGAGGGAATATGGGATCTGTTTTCCGATTACGGCATTACCAGCGGTCACATGCTGGAGCCGTCAGCCGGTACCGGCGTTTTTCAGGAGACAAAACCGGCTGGCGCCATGATGACGTCAGCGGAGATTTCGGACACGTCCGGACGCATTAACCAGCTGCTGCACCCGGAGGACGATGTTCGCCTGGGCGCGTTTGAGAAGCTGGCGGCATCCGTGCCAGACAACAGCTATGACCACGCCGTAGGTAATGTGCCATTTGGAGACTCGCGCACAGGCTTTGCGGAGCTCGACCCGGCTTACCGAGATGAAACCAACGTCGGCCACTACTTTGTGATGCGCACCATCGACAAGGTGAAGTATGGCGGGCTGGTGGTGCTGGTAGTTCCCAACGGCATGACCGACGGCGGCGGCAACAACAAAAAACTGCGCGATCGCGTTTCCCGTGTGGCGGAGTTCCTGGGCGCGCACCGTATGCCGTCCGGCACGTTTGCTGAAAGCGGTACCGCAACGGTGGTGGATGTGTGGGTGCTGAGAAAGCACACCGAAGCGCTGACGCAGCTGGTGCATGACAGCGATGAACAGTCGCTTGAGGCGGCAAGCGTGCTGTGGCCAACGTTCATCCGGGGCAAGTGGTTTGAAACCGAAGGCCGTCGCTTTGTTCACGGTGAAACTGAGCGATCTGACTTCAACAACATCCTGGTGGTGAAGAAAGATGGCCAGCTGACCAATGAGGCAATGAAGGCCGCGCTGTCGCGCCGCTTTGACAGCCGTATCGACTGGGATCGGCTGGGTACGCCTGCCGCCGTCTGGCAGTCGCCGGTTGAAGGTGATAAGCGCCTCATGGCTGGCGTCTGGCACACCTATGACGGCACCCGTTTCATCAAAGACGCCACAACGGCATCGAGCGGGATCGACGCGGCGCGGTTCGGCGCGGCCACTTTTGGCGACCTTCAGACTAAAACGCGCACCATTAACGGCATGCTTTCGCTGGACAGCCGCGAACTGTACGCCGCCAGCGTGGAATATCCCCAGCTGTTTGACGATCGCACCCATGCTGCTATCCGTTTCGCCATGCAGCAGAAACCAGGCCACCGCTGGCGCGTTATGCGTGCCTCGATCATCGGTCTGCGTATCAATGACGCGCTGAATACGCAGATGCTGGGCGGCGACGCCAGCGGCATCATTGCCGACGCTGCCCGCCTGGTGAGCGAAGAAGTAGGCCAGTACGGCACGCCGAAAGGCCTGAAGCTGGCCGGACTGTCAGACGCCAGCGCGAAAGGCTGGCTGAGTTTTCAGGCCAACGTCAGCCGTGAAGGTGATCTGTCTGCGCTGCTGAACGGCACCATCGACCGCAGCGAGGCTGCGGCAGTCGATTTCGCCAGCCCGGAGCAGGTTGTATCGCACCTTTTCAGTGATGTGGATCTGGTACCTGTAGCGCTGTCGGCATTCCGCGCCGCGTTTACCGGGCAACTGCCGGAGGATGACGAGGCGCTGCTGGCGCACCTGGCGACCTTCCCGGAGATCGCCCTCGATGGTAACGGCAATATCATGCCGCTGGCCCGTGCCACCAGCGGGAACGTGCGCGGCAAAGTTTCCCGTCTGGCGGGGCTTATTGACGACACGCCGGATGGCCCGGTAAAGGCGAACTATGTCCGCCAGCTGGAAGCCATTAACGAGAAGCGCAAGCACACGTCGATTGAAGATATTACAGTTAACCTCAATGCCCGCTGGCTGGACCGTCGCCTGATCAAAGAATTTCTGATCGAGCAGGGCTTTGATGACTTCAAATACACCCAGGACCTGGAAAACGATAACGGCTATCTGACCTCAGAAGACAACTACGCGGGCAAAGACGGCGTTTTCTCTGGCTATCAGGTTCGCTCTGTCACCAGCAAAGGCGGCGTGACCGAGTTCAAGCGCGCCAGCTACAAAGACGGCTTTTATAACCAGCTGGAGAATTACCTCAATGGCGTGAAGCCACGCGGGGTGAATGCTAATGCGTACCTGAAGCGCATTAGCGATCTGGAGTCGCATTTCAACGACTGGCTGCGCACGCATCCGGACGTGGAAACCGTCGTCAGCGACTACAACGATGCGTTCAATGGCTATGTTCCGTTTGAGCATTCTTCTTCCTCGCTGCAACTGCAACAGATCAGCGGAAAGCGTATCCCGCTGAGCTACCAGAATGCCGAAGTCCGGCGCCTGTCAGAAGATGGGCGCGGCATCATGGGCTTTGGTACGGGGCTGGGTAAAACCACAACGGCGCTGGCACTGGAAGCCTATAACTACGAGGTGGGGCGCAGTAAGCGAACCGTCTACGTCGTGCCGAAAGCCGTCCTCCAGAACTGGTATCACGAAGCACAGGGCTTCTATAGCGCCGAAGCCTTCCAGAACATCCTGTTTGTCGGGCTGGACGAAGTGCGCGGCGAAGATGGCCAGATCATGCAGGCCCAGGAGCGCGACGAAAACAACGAGCCAAAACTGGACAAAGACGGCCAGCCGGTGATGCGAAACGTGGTGAAAGAGTCCGCGGCCGCAACCGTGCTTGAGCGCATGAACATGATCCCGGTCTCCAACTACCGCGCCGTGGTGATGACCAAAGAGCAGTTTGGCGATATCCCGATGCGCCCGGAGACCATTGAGGAAAACTCCAGCCAGGCTGTCTTTAACCAGATTGAGAATGGCCGCACGGACCTGATGAAGTCCACACACCGCGCCGCCACGTCCCGTAACAAACTCCGCGACAAAGCCGCCGATACCGGCACGAAGAAAAAGAGCCAGATCCCGTACTTTGAGGATATGCACTTTGATAGCGTGATCGCAGATGAAGGGCATAACTACCGCAACTCGCACAGCGCCGGACGTGAGGCGGGCCAGCTGGCCTACCTGCCTAATCCCTCCGTCTCCAAGATTGCCCGCGATATGGCCGTAAAAAGCCAGTACATGATGAAAAAGTACAACGGCCGCGGCGTCGTTATGCTGACCGCAACGCCGCTGGTTAACTCCCCGATTGACGCCTTTAACATGCTGTCACACGTCGTGTCGCTGGATGAATGGAAGGCGATGGGGATCCTGACGCCGGATGACTTTGTGCGGGTGTTTGGTGAAACCGAATCCGTGACCGTGCAGAAGATTTCCGGCGAACTGGAAGACAAGCAGGGGCTGGTGGGCTTCAAAAACCTAGACGGCCTGCGCGGAATATTCCATCGCTGGACGACGCTCAAATCTGCTGCTGACGTGAAAGACAGCGTGAAGATTCCGGGCCTCGACGAGAAAACCGTGGGCGTGCCGATGACCCGCGATCAGAAGGAGCTTTATGAAGAGCTGCGCGTGCGCGCCAGCCGTATCGGGCAGAAGGAAACCGTCCAGGACAATGGCGACGGCACCATGTCCATCGTGCAGAACGACGACGATTTCATTTTCTCCGTTATCCGCGATATGGATAAGGTGGTTATCGATCCGGACCTGTACCGCTCTGCTATCACGTTCCGCTTCCGTGAAGAGGATCTGGAACTGGCGAAACAGGTGGCGCGGGCGCTGCCAGGTGAGGCCGGTGGCCAGCTGCTTGCCGGTGATGAAGAAGAGACAGCTGAGGACGCGGAAACCGGCCTGACCGACACACGCACCAGCAAGGTAGTCAAAACCACGCTGAAGAATCGCGGGGGCGTCGTGGAGCTGGTGGTGAGTGACACGCTGGAGCAGCAGGTACTGGCCGCGATCGCGTCTGCCGGTATCAGCATGGAAAACGTCTCACACCCGGTACCGCCCAAGTATGCCGCGCTGATTGAGAACCTGAAGGCAGGACTGCCGGATGGTAAACAGATCATCTTCATGGATGAAAAGTCCCAGCACAACAAGCTGCGCCGCATTATCGCCAGCGCCCTAGGCCTCACGGAGCAGCAGGTAGGCATTATCAATGCCACAACAGTCAGCAAAGCCTCTGGCGTGAAGGTGAAGCCCGTTAAGAAGCCGGTGGAGCCGGTGGAAAAAGCAGACGGCAGTTTTAAGGACGGCTCATGGGATAAGTACTATGAGGAACTGGCGCGCTATGAGGATTATCAGGCCGCACTGAGTGACGCCTCTCTGGCCGGGATGGAAGGCATTGCCGCCGACTATAACGAAGGCCGCACGCCGATCATCATCTGCAACAAAAAGGCCGAAGTAGGGATAAACCTGCACAAAGGCACCGCTGATACGCACCATCTGACACTCCCCTGGACGCCAGCCAGTATCGATCAGCGTAACGGACGCGGCGCCCGCGTGGGCTCCGAGCGCGACACCATGCGCGTGCATTACTATTGTGGCAAAGGATCATTTGACGAGTTCCGCCTGGAGACGCTGCAGCGCAAGAAAAACTGGATCAATGACGTTATGAAATCCGACGTGTCCAGTATCAAAAACGGCGATGTGGAGTCGAAAGAAGAGCAAAGCCTGCTGCTGGCCGCTAACCCGGAAGAGCGTCGCGCCCGCGTGGATGCACAGCTGAAAGCTAAGCGGGAAGCCGACCGCCAGCAGGCCGAGCGCGAAGCCGCTGCCGCGCTGGATATCTACCTGAAGGCAAGCGTTGCTGCCGCCACGCCAGTTGAAGTGCTGGAAGGCAATATTACCAAGCTGTCTGCTGCCTTTGATGCGATCAACGGCGAGATTGATGGCCTGCGTGAGGACGTCACCGACGCAGAAGCAGCCTATAACCGTGAGCTTGAAAGAGACGGCAAGCGGTCAGCTGATGCCTGGCGCGGTCAGGATCGTCGTGTAGCACGTGCTGCACTGCGTGAAGGTCTGGCGAAGCAGAAAAAGCTGGAGCAGGAGTTGGGCGGCGCACGTAAGGCGCTGACGCGCTCCAAAAGTGCAGCCAGCACCATTAAGCGCTCCCGCGGTGAAGTGGAACGCGCAATTAAATCCGGCGCGCTGGAAGTCGATCCGGACGTGCTGCGCGCCCCGGAGCAGTACATGAAACTGCCAGACGGCCAGCTGGTGCGAATTGGCGCGACCTATGAAATCTGGCTAAACGATGACCGTGAAGAAAAGGGCGTATTCCAGATCCGTAAATTCTTCCCGGAGAAAAATACGGTTGAGGTTGAGCTGATCCACAAGCCGCTGCGCTGCTATACCGGTCCGAATGTCGGTGGCTTTGCTGAAATGCCGTCTGCGCTGGTGGGCGACCGCGTGGATATCACCAGTGACCAGGCAAAAGCGCTCCAGACAGCAGCGAAGGGAATCGAGCCGGTAAACCTGGCGGACACGCTAAGCCGTGCTGACTTCTATGCGGCCATTCACGCGGGCGTCCTGAATGTGAACACGGACGGATGGCTCTACCGCGACAATGACGGCAGGCTGAAACTGGCTTACTTGAGAGGCACGATCAGCGCCAGCGAAGAGCGACCGGCTGAAACGTGGCTGTACCCGGACCACACCGACGAGCAGTTGAAGCGTGAGCTTTATCAGTACAGCGTGGACAACAACATCTACAGCGCCCAGGGCTTCTTTAAGGCAATGTTTGGCCGTAATTACGACACGGCATTGCAGGCTTACGGGAAGCAGGCGGGCATGGCGGACGTGGTTAAAGTCTTTAACCGACTGGTGGCCGAGTTCGAAGCGAACGACCCCAAAAAGCGGTCAGTGACCGGCGCGAATGATGAAGAGGCACATGCCGCCTTCCTGGATTCGGCGCAGGACCGTTACTACTGGAGCAACGTTATCAGCCTTCGTCAGTTCCGTAACGGCATGGAGGGCTTCTCTAACCGTCATGAGTACGAAGCAATGTTCGAACACCTGCGTAACGAGATGGCGGACGGCAAGGTGCAGGCTGTCAAATCACTGACAGAACAGTATGCCGCCGCCGCGCTGCAGCAGTTCCGCCAGATGAGCGAGAGTGATAGCCAGGCCGGTATTGCCGTGCTGCTGGTGAAGTCTAAGTTTGATGCTTACAGTGACATTGACCGGGCAGCAACCGTAACGGAGTCACCGGCTGCAATTTATCTGCGCGCCGGCGTTTCACTGGGTGCGCTCGATGACGCCGGAATTACCGTTGAAACATTCGCCTCATCCAACGCTATTAAGCGGCAGCTAACGATGGTTTATCTGTGGCTGGATCGAATGGAAAAAGGCGATTACCGCGAGTACGCGACGACGTGGGACGACTATAAAGCGCTGATGATCGGCAAACTGTCGCCTGAAGACGTAAAGGCCCGCCGTGAAGCAGCAAGCCAGCGCGCTGTGGCTGCAGCAGCGACCGTGCGCACAGTCCAGGTACAGAAGCAGGCTGATGGCTTCCAGGTAATGAAAAATGAGCAGGAGTTGGTGGCCTCGCGTAAGTGGATGAACCGCACCTTTAAAATCGACTTCCCGGCTGGAGGTGCCTACGTGCTGATGGATACCAGCGACAAGCCGGTACTTAAGCGCAAAGCAGTGCGTGACCTGATTAAAGAGAAGTACGGCGCGAAATTCTGGAATTTCGAAGAAAACCCGGTAGCCGGAAACGAGTTTACACAAGCCGCCTGGCTTATCCCTTCTTCCCACGATCTCGATGCGTTACGCAACGACATTGTTAACGCATAATTCAGGAGCGGCCCCGCGAGGGCCGTCTAACATGACGACACTGATTGATACTATCAAGCCAACCGAGACTTACATTGAAAGCCTGCTACCACTGGCGCTGGACGGGCGAACCGAAGAAGTATTTTTAGTAAACTATCTGGAAAATTTAGTAAAGCGCGTCAGCAGTACCAGGTTCGCGTATCGGGCATTTGGCCCGTGGTGGCCTGCAGTCAAAACGTTATTGCTTGAACGTGCTAATACTAAATTTGGGCAGGTAGTCGAAAGTGATGTAGCTGAAATATACTCGCTTTCGCGTCCTGCTCTTACGGTCATAGCTGCGCACCTGTACGCTGACGACCGGACAGAAAATGATGCCGTATTCAGCGCGGTGCATCTGCTTCCTGTGATGCCGTCAGCGGATGATACTGAACCTTACCTGTACGTCAGCTATGATGAATCCATAGAGAAAAGAAGATTTTAGGAGAGACCGTGCCGCGAGAGAATAAACACCTTAAGCTGGAGGAACTGGAAGCCTATGCCTATGTGAATGGCGCTGAGCTGAGTTTTTACCCCCCAACTGGGGTATTTACGATGCGAGATCGCCAGGACAGTGAAACATGGGTTTGGGTTATTAATCCTTACACCCAGGAGAGAGTTAAGCGGGTACGGGAGCTGGATAAAAGTAGCTGGATTTTCGCACTACAGGACGCATTATCACGCCTGAAAAATGCCGGAGAAGCCTTGCCACAGACGAAAAGTGACGAAAAGTCGTGATTTTAATTGACGGTAAATTAGAAAACCCTTAGATTGCATTAAGCAGCTAAGGCGGCGACCAAGAAAAAGCCCGACCATATGGCCGGGCTTTCACTTTCGCAGGGGTTCAGTTTGGCGACGTACACCCCTGCGCACAACAGAGAGAATATAACATGAAAAATTTTGCGCAGCGTGATTTTGTTAATGCCACCTCAAACAAGGCTATTACCGCAAAAGTCACGCCTTTTTCTAATGTGATCGGCAGATTCGTCACGCTTTGCCTTAGCACTATCGGTCTTATCTATACCCTGGCGTTCATGTGGATGGCTCACCAGTAAAAAGGTAACTGCCTGTAATGACTATCTTTCAAAGATGTAGATTACAGGCTTGTTTTTTCCCGTCTCAGCGTTAAAAATAGCCCCCAACGCAGATCCATCTTTTAGACTAATTAATCATCGGTTGGCAAATCCGGATATGCGCTTCAGTGAAGAGTGGTTGCACTCTTATAAAAAAAATCAAAAAAACCGCACCAGAACAGCAGAAAAATCTGCTGGTGGATCGTCGGTAAAATCCGGCAAAGCGTCTGCATGGTTGGCGGCAGTTATTGAAATATCGGTTCACGCAAAAGCGCTGGCCGCTCTCGTCAAAAATCCCGATCTGCGCAAAGGCAGGCAAGAGCATTACGATCAGGTTCGAATCTTTGACCATTTTCACCGTCACAACAGGGTTATTTATGACCATCTGTTTGCCGTACCTAACGGAGGATTTCGCTTAAAGGCGACCGCCGCAGCAATTGAGGCTGAAGGCGCAAAGCGGGGCGTTCCGGATATGTCCCTGGAAATACCGGCAGGCGTCTATCACGGAATGCGTGTAGAGCAGAAACACGGTAAGCGTATGCCTTCAGAGCATCAGGTGACGTGGATGCGTCGCCTTAAGGAGCAGGGGTATTACGTTCTTTTATCATTTTCACCTGAAGAAACGATCAGCGTGATGGAACAGTATGCGGTTCTCAAAGCAGGTGAAGTAATGCCAGCACATGAGAACGACGGATTCTGGAGCGAATAAGTGCTTTTTGATGCGCAATTTTTTACCGGATGCCCCACGTTTGAGCAGTATGCGCGCCGTAATAAGACGCGAGACAGCTTGGGACGGGGGCTTTCGGTTTTTGCCGACATTGCTATGGACGTCGGCATTTTCAAAGTACCGAAGCAGGAGCTTATGACGCGCAGCGGCATGAGCAACCGCCAGCTGAACTATTTCGGCGGCGTGAAGGGGATTAGCTACATCTTGAGAAAATCATTAACAGAAGGACGCGGACGCATGACAACGGCACAGATCGAAGGTTTGAGCAAAATTGGAATCGGTGCCATTACGTGCAGCTACGACCAGGCCTTACTGAGAATGAAAGAAGATCCGGAATTGCTGATGCGTCGGGAAGCGTGGGGGGCGGGTTATTTTGTGTCGCTTGAGCAGGAGCATGAAGGCTGTGACGTGCTGATTCTGACCCGACCGGACGGCGGCGTGGAAATGCACGACCTGAGCATTAACGATATGCGCGTAACTGACTGGGTGGAAGTCGCCTAATGGGCCAGAACAAGCCATTTCACTATCATACGGTCTGCTACATGGGTGACAACGGCAAGATGCGATCCGGAATAGTCCAGCTGGCCACACGTCAGATATCCCGTCAGGCGCTGGAGACAGTTCGGGCTACGCTGAGCTTTGACGAAAACGCAGTGCTGGTCTCGCATAGCTACCTAGGGCGGATGACGCAGGCTGAGTATGAGTCAGGCGATATCAAAGTACCCTCTGTATTGCTGAATGTATTGATGATCGTTACTGCTGCTGCCTTATTCATAACGGCGCTGAAACTGCTGTAATCCACTGCTGGTGGCAGAGTCCGGAACAATGCCACCAGCTATCCCTCCTAAATCGTTAAACGAAATCTAAGAAAACCCTTAGACAGTGGTCAATTTCGAGTTATCATCCGCCGCAAATAACACGCGGATCTGATAACACATTATGACTACTCTTGCTCCACTCCAGCAGCTGCAAAATCTCCCTGAATGTAACGTTGATGACGATGTTCTTCATCAGGCCTTTGTCACCGCTTACGGCCAGCTTAATTCCGTCAGAAAACGCCTGACGCTCGATGACCTGGAGCTACGCCTCCTTGATAACTGTACAAACGCACTGGAGCAGATCCAGATCGATATCGGCATGCGCCTCAACCATGAAGCTGATACCTACAATCTGATGTTAGAGGCGCTGGAGCAGGCGCAGCAGCAGCTGGGCGCGCAGTCCGCATTGCACAACGAAGTAACGAAAATCCGTCTCGATGCACAGAACGCCATTGAAGAAGCAAGAGACGCGGCAAAAGAAAGCGTGCTGGAAGCAGAAAACCGCGCAATCAAAGCGGAAACGAAGCTACAAGGGATGGAGTCCGCCCTGACGACCGCGCAGCTGGCGCTGGCAACGCTCAATCTGGAGCACACGCAATACCGCCGTAAACACCCTGAACGCCTGGCAACTGATCTGAACGAGCGGGATAAAACCATTTCGCAGATGCGCGCTGACCGCAAAAAGGAGAGCGTTAAGCGTCAGGACTTACAGAGCAAACTGAACATCGCGGATAAGGTTGTCGGCGATGAGCGCCGCCTGCGCGCTGAAACGGCTAATGACCTGCTTAAGACAACTGCGCTTTATAACAATCTGAAAGAGCGCGTCGATTTCCACGATGGCCGGGAAGACGTGCAGCAGTTCCTGCTTCAGCTGCCGGACGGCTCCGGTGACGTGGGCTGCTACATCTACAACTTCCACTTTGGTCTGAGTGTCTTCCACGGTATCCGCGACGTCTCTATTGAAACGGCTGATTTCCATTTCCAGATCCGCACCGCGATGATGCTGGCAATGGACGTTGTGCCTGGAGTATGGGGCAATCCGGTATTCCGCCTGCTGCCGGACCTTGAGCCGATGTGGGATACCGCTGTTAACGACGAGTTGCACGCACGCATCATGAAACGTATAGCGCTCGATTACCCGCGTCTCCACCAGCGCATTCTGGATGGCAAAGCCGCGCCGGTCTCCGAGTTGGCCATACCGACACGCGCCCTTAACGCACTGATTAAGGCGGGATATGAGACGGTTGCCGATGCTGGTGGTGAACTGCCTACAGAACTGGCGAAGGTGAAGGGGCTGAGCGAGGCATCAGTGATGGAGATCCGCGCTGCCGTGAACAGCTGGTGCATCAAGTGGGCGAAGGTGAACGGCGACATTGAGAACATCAAGAACCCGAAAGTAAAGCGCCGCTAATCCTCCGTCACCTCCTTTTACCGTGCTTTGAAAATCTAAGAGATTTCTTAGATTTTCATTGCTTCATAACTCCGCTTTGTGTACATTTCTCCCCGCTGACAAGGACTTTACTGCTCCGTGCAAAATTCATAATAGGCATTTGGCGGATTAATCATAACTGTCTGTTTAGTCCGCTCTTTTTTCACAAATCAAAGTCTATTCCAGAGTAGATTTTGCTGTGTGTAGTAACTTTCATGCCCGGTAGTTTCCGGGCTTTTTTTCAGGTTCAGCCGTGAGTGCATCAAGGTGTGCTGACGGCTGAAAACGGGGAAACGCTTCGGCAGCGAGGCAAACGCAATGCAAATCTGGCAGGTGCCTCCACACCTATTTGTGACGCAAGCGGACAGGTTGACCAGATACCTAAGTGTCCGCGCCGGGTATGCACCGGCAAATATTCAGCATGGGTAGCGAAGAGGCCGAACGCAGAAGTCGTTAAGTCCGCCGCCGGTTCAAATCCGGCCCCATGCACCAGTTCGTAACGGGCCGCCCCCGGTTATTAGCTTTTTCCGGGTGTGTTATGAGTAGGGTGAACGGCAAGTAGCCCCTCCTGTCATGGCAGTGAACGCGGTTGATGGACTAATCCCGCGCAAAGAATGCCCCATGAGGCTTAAACATGTTCCCGCCTGATCCTCGTAAGGGATCACTATTTGTGAGCGTGCTGGCGCTTCTGTCAGCGCGCTCACAAATGGGGGAATGCGGCTATGCGCACGCGGGACGGAACAGTTACCTGACGTTTTGCAAATTCCTTTACGTGACCCGTCCGTAGATTCCGTATCGGACAGCTGGAGGCACCAGCCCCCCATGCACTACACGCCAACACCAGGCGATGCCCTGTCTACCGGCTAATTTGGCTGGTGGCAGGACAGGTCAGCGGCAGACCTTAACAGTTCGTGACAGCTGGGAAAGACCAGCCCATAACGGCGAGAGCACTGAAGGGTGACTTAATTGAACACCCGGCGCGTGGTTGCTCAGTGTTCTCGACCGTTGTGGTGATCGCTTTAACACACCGTAGGAGTTGTGGATCCGGAATCCACGGGGCGAAAGCCCTGCCTGTGAATTAACACGGGCGGTCAGCGATGGGCTGCGAAAGCAAAGCGGGTTTAAGTCCCGCCTCATTAAACAATCGCGCTAACGGAAAACGGTCACAACAACCCTTTCTAAACCTCACCGGGGAACGCTATGTTTGGCAAAATTTTTGGCAAGAAAGCAGCAGCAGCACGTCAGGAACTGAAGAAGATTGAAAACCGCGACCTGATGGAAGCGATCGTTGGCGGTTGCCTGCTTGTGGCTGCAGCTGATGGGTCTATCGATCAGTCGGAGCTGGACAAGCTGGATAAGCTGCTTCGTTCGAATGCCAACCTGTCGCATTTTGGTCCTGAAATTACGCAGAGCATTACCCGCTTTAAAGAGCAGCTTGAAGCCGGTTTCCGCGTAGGCAAGAACAAAATCTTAGAAGAAATCCAGGACATTAAAAACGACCAGAAAGAGGCGGTTGAAGTGTTCGTGAACATGATCACTCTGGCTGAAGCTGATGGTGATATCGCGCCGGAAGAAAAGAAAGTTATCGAAGAAGTTGGCCGTGTGCTGGGCCTGCGTTACGACGATTACGTGTAATGAAATTCCGCCTTTTCTTTGCCGCGCTGCTGCTTCTGCTGGCCATACTGGTGGACTTCACCAGTAGGATCTTATCAGTGGGCGCTGATTTAGCATTAATCGGCCTTGCTATTTATGTCGCCATGCCTTTTTTAAAGTTCGCCTTTAAGGCAGCAAAGAAATAAACGGCCAGTAACAATATGCCAGCGATCCCTGCTGGTGGCCGAAAGTGGGGCATTATGGGACATGTGGGTGCGGAGCTTGGGCGTTTAATTACCTTCTCGTCTGTTTGGTTATCCGGTCAACACGTAATGTCATCCAGCCAGCAGGATATTGTCATCGCAGGTTGAGCGCCTGGGCGGTTAGTTCTGACAGCTGGAATAGACAGCATTCCTCTACGAAGGACGCATTATGTCGTTATCAGAATTTGCTGCAGAGCACCCGTTTCTCACCGTGATTTACGCGCTGGTGGCCATCTATGCCATCGAGACGTTCATTAAAGCGGTAAGAGGCAGCAGGAAGAAGCAGCGACGCAAATAAGGCACACCAACAGGAAAGAGCATTGATGCTTTGCGCAAAGCGCCATTGGACTAGGAATGGTCAGTGCTCTATCCGTTGTGGTGCATTCGCAGTTGCTGCTGCGATCGCAAGACTGGCCCCCGCTTCTTCAGTCGCGTACACAGGGGTTAAAGCCGCCAGTAACCAGGTTGACCAGTCACTTGAGGGGTTACTTGCCGGGTATGGCACCGGCCACCATAAACATTTATGAGAGGTATATATGGACAAGGGTAAAAATCGTGTCGCTTTAGCCAGACCGCAGCCGTTAACCATTGAGCGTATAGAAAAGAATAGTGGATTGTGCAAATACGCACTATGGGATGAACACGGATCCTGCATTGCCCTAGTAAGTGAGCAAGAACTGGCTGAAAGCTATGTCGTGATGGAAGATGTTTCACATCTTGACCCGTATCAGCAGCGCGCCATTATGGAGTTGAAAATACTGTCAGACATGGAAGATCAGATGATTAAAATGATGCAGGACTCACCTCTTTTTGAGGAATTATCGCCTGTAGAGTCACAGCTGATGCTGGCGCAGAGAGGGGCAATATCCCTTTGCAATAAACTGTTAGCAACCCGTATTCGCGGATTTTATTTACCAGAATATTGAGACGCTACTTCTGGCATGATCAGGGTAAGACAGCCAGCCAATCCGGACGTGATACGCATGAGTGACAGCACCTACACAAAGACCATCAGAGCTATGCAGTTTGCCATGTTTCACGGCCTGCTGAATGCCGGACTGTTTGCTGGTCATAAATGGCTTGTCGCGCAGCTGGTGGCGGGCTGATATAGGACAACAGGTAAGAGCGCCTGCAACGTGCTTTTACCGTTGTGCTGTCGCTTAAGGGGAGCAGCCGCCGTTCCATTGAATAGCCGTAAGGCCTGATGGGGACAGACGGACGGTAGCCGGTTCGAATCCGGGCAGCACAATCTCATTACAGCCAACTGGCCACGCGCCGGCGCTGGCGCTGGCTTCAAATTATCGCCGTGCGTGTCCCACGCCGGACTTAACCAGGTGAAATTTAATCACCGGCACCTGCCGGGGATTCTGCACGCCTGCAGGAAGAGAAAACGCATGAAAAAGATCGCACTGATGGGCGCATTAATGGGGAGTCTCAGCTGGGTAGCCCGCCGTCCGCCAACCATTCCCGTACCGCAGGTAAGAACATTGCTGGTGGGCGATACCCGGCCACCGGCGCAGGAAGAGATCGAACAGGGAATACGTCGTTTGGCCACAAGCATTGCAGAAGCACAGCAGCACTGCGACGCAGAGAAGAAACGCAGACATACAGCGCAGAAGCGCAAACAGAAACGAGGCTATTGATAATGATGACCGCTCAACAATTAAATGCCACGATCGCTATGTTCGCAGATGCCGAAGCTGACTACGCAGGCGATTATATGGCACTTCTGGCGGTTATTGCCCGTCTTGGATACACCATTACAGAGACGTCCGAGACCAAAAACACCGGATATGCCGCCGTTATCAGTAAAAACGGCCTGACAATGACCGGTTATGGCGAAACCCTGAACCACGCCGCCTGTGTCGCGCTGATTAAGTTGAACGGTCTGATCCTGCAAAATGAAGCGATGATTGAGAAGGGCGAACTGAATTTCAGGCAGGAGCATGCACCGCTAGCCGTGGCACAACTATGGCTATCTGAAGGCTGTAAGGTGGCACGGGAAACATGGGGGAAGGGAGTTTATCTCCGACTCAACAGAGGCATGATGCGCGCCGCGCTGATGGGAACAGACATGTACGGCGTACCGGCACGTTACTTTGACTGCAATCCGGAGGCTACTGTCACGCAGATGCCTCAGCTTCTGCTCGTTGACGCAGAACAGCTGACTGTCTCTGACTGGTCGCCTGCTTCTACCGATATTCTCGCAAGCGACTGGAAGGTGGTGTAACGGGAACAGTAAAAAGTCAGTAGTCTGGACGTGACAGAGTAACTTTCTGGTTCAGAGTAGTAAGCCACTACCTGATACATGATTGCCGGATGAACACCCTCGTCCGGCACCGGCAACACACTGCACATTGTTCAAACTCTAAGTAACATATCCAGTTTTTCCGTGATAATACCGCTCAGCACTATAACTTATTGTGGACCTATTAAGGGCCGGTAATAGTGCGGGAGTACACTGCCAGTACTGCAATCGTCACAACATGATAAGCCCACCAGCCAGTTTAGCCATACGCCTGTCATGGCCAGAATCATCCTGAAAACTCATTCATACCTGCTAATAATGGCGATATTTACATCGTTCGCACTTGCTCGGATTACACAATCCTTAGAATTGCTTGTAGTCAATTCAAGCGGAGCAGTACATGGACCAAAAGGTGAGCAGTATAGAGGTAGCCGATCTGTTGATACGCAGACGGGACTACATGACAGTGGCCGAAGTCACTAAGCTGGTGGAAACTGAATACCCGCACTTAGCGGTGAACACCGGCATTATCTCCAATATCCTGCGCTCCTTTGTACGTTCGCCGTTCGCACAATGCCGGGTACATCCCGACGCGTATCCCCGCCAGTATCGGCTGGAGGCCATGAACGGCTATATCTTCAAGGTACGCGGAAGAAAGGATCTCAATTACGGTTCGCTGTGTGTGGAAAGCGCCACGAAGCAGGTTCTTCAGAAAAAGGAAATGGAGCAGCAGTCGGTGTGCGCAATGGCAAGGGAACTGATGGATATGTGCAGAAGGGGAAGGATAGAGAATGCCCCGCTCATGTGAACGGGGCTGGGATAATCAGGACTATCCGGCGTTCTTTTTGCTGGCCTGAAGCAGGTTACGTGCTTTACCTGCTTTGGCCATTGACGGACCGCCCCATGCCTGTGGCTTATCATCTTCGTCCGAAGACTCCGATGTACTCCGGGCAGGAGCAGCGACAGGCTGTTCAGGCTCACTGGCAGTAGCTACCGGCTCAGCTGGCAGGGCTTCTGCTGCTGGTGGCGCTACTGACTCTGGCATAGCCTGTTCCGCCGCTGGCGCTGACTGTACGGCTGCTGGCGCTGACGGAGCAGCAGCAACCGGCACGCCAGCGCTTTCACCCAACAGGGCGCTGATCATGGTAAGCAGACGCTGCAGACGCTCACGCTCGGACATTTTCAGGAACTTCTTGCCGTCCGTTGTCTGCAACAGCTCGATGACGGGACTTAAGCCCATTTCATCCAGCGCGTAGCCACTGCGCACCAGGCGCACCAGATAGCTACGCTTGGCCGCGTTGGTCTGCAACCGGTTATATTCAGCCAGAGCAGCGCCGGTAAGTAACCCGTCGTCCTCCAGCCCGCTTAATCTTAATACCTGACTCATAGTTAACCTTTATCGCTGGCGCGGCTTTTAATGTCGCTTACGGTCGCCGTTTCTTTGATCGTGTCACGTAGCTCTTCTTCTGATGACATAAGCGCCATGAATACGCCACGCGCAATGGAAAGCTCTGGCTGTGCCGGGATGATGACCATATCGTGCCAGTCAGCTGTATGGTCGCTCAGGCCTGCCTGACGGCCTGCCAGATAGTTAGCACCGCCACCGACAACCAGAACAGCGTCAAGGGCGATTACGTTGCGCAGCAGAGAGCGTACGTCACGCCAGATTTCAGACGCCAGCTCACCCGCTGCCTGATCGATAACGCTGGTTACGTCGATACGCTTGTCTTTGGCTGCTTCCATACGGGAGCCGATGTAACCCTGACGGATAATATCGTCCACGATACCAACCGGGATTTCTTCTGCGTTGAATGAGCGGCCAGAACTCTTTTCGAACTCCTGCAGCAGCACCAGGACGCGGTTAATCATCTTCTGAATGCCATGCTCAAAGCTGGCCTTTTTAATTGGCACCAGCTCTTCATCCACGATAGCGATATCACAGGTGAATCTGCCGATATCAATCACCAGAATGGTCTGTGCCTGCTCCAGGTCTGGAAATTCGGACTGTGCGGCCAGAATCGCCGGTACAGCTTCCGGGAAGACCTCAACGTGTTTGATGCGCGCCGGAGCAACGTCGCCGCTGTAGTTGCGCACAGGCTTTTTCAGGCTTTCAACTTTGCGGTTGATGCGGTCCTGATTGATAACGCCGGTACCGCTGTAGAACTGTCCGATTGGTAGGGTTTCACCCAGGATGACGTCGCAATCCACGATGCCAGCACGTTTCAGGCATTCATGAACCAGCACGCGGTGTGGTGCGGAAATCTGGTAGTCCGGGTCGCAGGTGTCGTACAGGTCAGTAAAGCCCTTTTTCACGACGGTATAGGCTGCTTCATTCCCGTTGCCGTTTTCGGTAAACCAGGTAGATGACGCATTGTTTGAATAGGACTGCTGGTGGCCTTCATGAACCAGCGACGGGGTGATAAGGGAAAGCCATTGGCCTTTTTCCTCATAGGCAATCGTTACGTTGCCTGAACCCGCATCTACAGCTACTAAAACAGCTTTCTTATTAGTCATTTAAATTATCCAGTGGTTTATTTCGTACTTTGATTGAGATTCAAAAGTACCACTAATTTTAAAAAAATGACACTTAAACGGTAACTTTCCAGCGCGTTTGTGTAGTCCGTGATCATTATTGTGATCACTGCAAATTACAGACTCCATACCATCCCGGTTTATTGGCCTTTTTTGAACGATAAACCATGTCCAAAGTTAACTGGGATGACCACAGAAAAGCCTTCATCGAGCAGAAGGCGCAGAGCGGGATAACCGTCAAAGAGTACTGTGAGCACTACGGTCTGCCGTTTAACACCGCACGTCGGGAGCTGAACGGCAAGGCGCTGGCCGCAATGAGTGATCAGGCTGGTGATCACAATCATGATCATTCGAGTGATCACGCTTCTGATCATCAAAATGATCACACCAGTAAAGAAGACCTGACCATCCGCCGAAACGGGCGAAAACTCAGGCACAGCGCGGCTTTAGAGGGGGTGCTGGAACCACGCGCTGACACAGCAGCGCAGCCTGGCGCGAAGAAAAAGCCCAATGCTTCACATGCCAAAAAGATCATAAATGCCGGTGATCAGGATTCCGGGCGCCCGAAGCACACTCCAAAGCCTCGCGGGGAGGGTAAACCCTTTGAGGAAGGGCATGAAACTAAGCTGGTGGCTAACCGGCGCGGCTACCCGCGGCCGGAAGATTATGAAGCGGCTTTAGAGGTGCTGGGCGAGGGCGTGGAGGCCAGCGCCATGACGGTGCTGTTTGACTCGCTGGCCCACATGGACCTGCTGAAGCGCACCACGGCGCGGGCGGTAGAGCTGTTTGAGCTCGAAGCCGACAACCTGGAGAGCGGTGGCAAAAAGGGTGATGACGAAGGCGGTGGCGGGCCTCACCCTATCCTGAAAATGACCAAGCTGATGATTGAAGTCGGCTATCTGGTCAATGACCACGCCACACGCGTAGCCGCGATAGCCAGCGGCACCGATAAGAACCGGCGCGACAATGAGAAGCATGCGCTGACGCATAACGCCGGTGAGGTGATCAGCCGTGCCTACCAGCTGCGCGAAGAAAAGGACTGGGACTTACTGCAGACGGCAGAATACATCGAGCGGCACGGTATCAAGCTGCCGGAGTCGCTGTCCAGACGCCTTGAGAACGAGCTCAAGAACGCCGAACCGCCAGTTGATGAAACCGGGGCGGTTACTGAAGAACAGCTGGATCGGGATGCGAGGAAGTTCCGCGAACAGCAGGCCACCAGCGCAGCCTTTGTAGAGGAACGGCGTGCAGCAGTCGCGGCGCTGGTGGATGGTGGTGGATTTGGTGACGTCCAGGCGGACGGAGAGAACCGCGCCGGCGAAACGGCGGGCGAGGGTAATCTGAATGGCAACTTTGACTATATGGCCACGGCGGAGCTGTATGGCGATGACGACGATATACCGCCTGAGATAGACGTCATACCGGGCGAGGATGAAGCCTGATGGGTGGCCAGAAGCGAATTAAGAGCGTTACCACAGACCCGCGCTGGCGCGATATGGTTATCCGGTACCGCTATAACTGGGCGCTGGCCGTCGTTGAGCTGTTTGGCATGATCCCCACCTGGCAACAGGAAGAGATCATGAACTCCGTACAGGAGACCGGGAGCCAGACTACCGTAACGTCCGGACACGGTACCGGTAAATCATCCCTGACGGCCATGATGCTGCTTATCTACATGATCATGTATCCGGATGCCCGTGTAATCATCGTGGCCAACAAAATCGGGCAGGTTAAGACCGGCGTATTCAAGTATGTGAAAACCTACTGGGCGAACGCCGCCAGACGTCACCCGTGGCTTCAGAACTACTTCACCCTGACCGATACCATGTTTTATGAGAAGTCGCGTAAGGGCATCTGGGAGGTGCTCTGTAAGGGCTATCGTCTGGGTAATGAGGAAGCGCTGGCCGGTGAGCACGCCGCGCACATCCTGCTGATTCTCGATGAAGCGTCGGGTATCTCTGATAAAGCGATCGCTATCATGCGTGGTGCGCTGACAGAAGACGATAACCGCATGCTGATGATGTCGCAGCCTACTCGCCCCAGTGGTTACTTCTATGACTCGCACCATTCTTTAGCCAGACACCCGGATAACCCTAACGGCTTCTGGAATGCCATTGTGCTCAACTCCGAAGAAGCGCCGCACGTAACCCTGAAGTTCATCCGGGAGAAGCTGGTGGAGTACGGCGGGCGTGATTCACTGGAATACATGGTGAAGGTGCTGGGCCGCTTCCCGCGTAACGTCAGCGGCTATCTGCTGGGACGTGACGAGTGCGATCGCGCAGCGCGCCGGAAAGTGTATCTGGAGAAGGGCTGGGGATGGGTGGCCACCGCCGACGTCGGTAACGGGCGCGATAAGTCGATACTCAATATCTGTAAGGTATCCGGCTACGGTGATGCCCGCCGTGTCGTGTCGTTTAAGCTGGTGGAAATGCCAGGCACAATGGATCCGATCTCGTTCGGTGACTATATAGCCAACGAATGCACGCAGGAGCGCTATCCGGGCATTACGATTGCCGTGGACGGAGACGGCGTGGGATCAGGTACGCTTAAGCAGCTGGAGCGCCGGGGCGTTAACGCAGTCAGTATTCGCTGGGGCCAGCCGCCATTCAGTAAGAAGGTGAGGGAGCGCTTTAAGAACCAGCGCGCCTGGTCGAACATCATGGCTGCTGACGCGATCCGGTCGGGCCGTATGCGCATTGATATCTCGCAGCACACGGCAGAGCAGGCTTCAAAAATTCCGTACTTTATGGATGAAATGGGGCGGATTATGATGGTGCCTAAGCCGCAGATGCGCCAAAAACTTAACATCAAGTCGCCTGACCGCTGGGATACCTACTGCTTCATTTTCCTGATTGGCTACCGTCCGGCAGAGGCCGAACTGAGCGAAGATATGGCTGACTTCACACAGAGCAAGTTGGATGAGCTGTCAGAGCTGGATGCGTTGCTGACCTGACCACCAGCGGGCAACCACTATAGTCAGTAGCTGCTTAACAACCAGGCGAAACGGCAGATTAACGGCAATAAAAAAGGGCGCTTATGCGCCCTTCTGTTCTCACTGCTGGTGGCAGGATACTGATTATTCTTGGTCCTGCTTTTTCTGATTGCTTTCTAACTCACGCAGCAGAGTGTACATATTGCGCATGTTTTTACCGGCGCGAGGCTCTTCACCGCCGTAACGCTTACGGATTTCCGGCATAGTCAGCTGCTCTGTATCACCAGCTGCTACCTTCTTATCCAGCAGCGCCCAGTCATAGGCCTCCAGCTTCTCCAGCAGGTCACGGTTTTCGTCGATTTCAGCCTTAAACAGACGCGCTTCCTGTGCGTCTTTTGCCTTCGCAATCTTGGCCTTTGCCCGGTTTTCAAACTGAGCGCGGCGTGTGTTTACCGTGTATGCAACCGAAGACCGCTGCGCAGCCAGAGTTTTGCTGTATTCCACGTCTTCCATCGTGTACAGCTTGGCATTCGGCAGCACTGAGCATGTTATAGGTGAGATCGCATCATAAGAGGACGTGTAACCGCCGTTGCTGTTAACGTTCAGCTTAATGTCGCGCTCTTTATTCAGGTTGTCGCCGTAGATAAGCATGCCGTGCGCGCCATACCGGAACGATTCACCTTCGTCTTTCTTGTCGTCGGTGTAACGCGCCGTTACCTGAATGTCAGAGTAGTTGCTGGTGCGTGCGCGGTACATTGCGCCAGGCGCGGCCTCTTCAAATACCTTTTTCTCATCCTCCAGCGACATGATGGCACCGGCAGCAAACGGAACCTTGCGCAGCTTGCCGATCTGCTTCTCATAACGTCTGAGAATATCTTCGCGTGTGTGGTTCGCGGTCGCAGTGGCGCGGAAGCGGTTAATGGTGACGTGCTTAGGATTAACTATCAGGGTCGGAACTGGAAGATAAAGGTTCGTGGTGATAGCGATTGAACGCGCTTTACGTTTCTCTTCTGCCAGGTCAGCAAAACTCTGCCAATCGGCCAGCAGGTGCTCGGCGCGCTGGAAGGCTTTCTTGTCAGTGATAAACCCGATAGGACGGCATTCTTCACCCAAGGCGTTTTTATCAATGAAAATCTGGTGGTCCGTAATGAGAGTTAGCCACTCGGATTGTACCTGTAGAAAATGTTTATAACGTTTCTCAAATTCTACATCGCTGAAGTTAGGCATAATGTATTCCAAAAATATTAATGAGCGGTACAAGCCTCTCTGGACTTAATGCAGGCGAATATAGACAGAATCAGTAGCCATGTAAAATTAACTCTCCTTAGAATTGCAATAATAAGAATAGTCTGCATTGTGCATCTGTCAGATATTTCCGCTGTACACGCTTATCAATGAAACTGTGTGTTCAGGGTTGTGTAACTATTACCAGGCACAACGCGCTCACGGCAATAGCCTCAACTGATAATAGTAACTATTTGCAATCAAATTGAATGCCAAATGATCATATATGAAGGCATGCTTGCGATCACGAACAATAGCGTAACGAATTTGCAAATTTTTCGATTTAGCTACTCTCTAGGCCAGCATCCACCCGATAAGTTCCAAAAAATGAAACTTTAAATAATAAGCCTTATATAAAGTTTCCCCTGTTTCATGTATGCTTGAACAGTGGTTGATGATCAAATGATCAGATTAGCGAGGCCGCAGGCAAACTGTGTACTTTGTGAGCGGTTTTGCATCGGGCGTCGCTACGTGAAATCTGACGTATCATACCCCTGCTTTTTTCGTAGATTTCGCGTAGCGTTGTCTCTGTGATTTGGGATGAAATATATAAATGAAACATCTGGCTCAAATAAAGACCGGCGCACTCCCGGCAGAATTAACGCAATTAACGCCGGAAGATATTGCTAATAACCTGCGGAGATTCATCGCAGATAAGGCCGCTTATTCCGAGAATACTTTCCGCGACCTTTTATCTGTCATCCGTCGCTGGGCCTTCTGGTGTAACGAGCGTGACGTTGGCTATCTGCCGATCGACCCTGAGCTGGCGCGGGAATACTTTCTGGATATGGCAGAAAGCGGCCTGGCATCGAGCACGATCGACAAGCACTATGCCATGATGAACATGTTATGCCGGGAAAGCGGCCTGCCAGATCTCCGGGGAAGCGTGGACCTGAAACGCTCCATGAAACGCATCCGCCGCGAGGCCGTTTTGCAGGGTGAGCGCACCGGCCAGGCTGTGCCATTTCGCCTTCCTGACCTGCAGCTGCTGTCGCACCTCATGGGCCGCTCCGAACGGCTGACCGATCAGCGCAACCTGGCATTCCTGTTTGTCGCCTATAACACCCTCTGCCGAATGTCCGAGCTCAGCCGCATCCGGGTGCGTGATCTTGATATCAGCGACAGTGGCCATGTGGTGATTAACCTGTCACACACTAAAACGATGGTGACGGCCGCGGGCGTGATAAAGCACCTCAGCCGTGCCGCTGCCGGTCATCTGCTCCACTGGCTGGACCTTTCCGGGCTGATCCATCATCCGGATGCGATGGTTTTCGGGCCTGTCCGCCATAACAATACGGCTGGCGTATCTGAAAAGCCTATGTCGGCACCGGCGACCGAGAAGATTTTCAAAGACGCATGGGATCTGCTGGGGAAAGACCCGGTACAGGATAACAAAGGCCGTTATACGAAATGGTCCGGTCACAGCGCCCGTGTTGGTGCAGCGATGGACATGGCCGAACGCGACGCAACGATTACCCAAATCATGCAGGAAGGCACCTGGCAGGATCCGAAAACGGTCATGCGCTATCTGCGCCGCTCTGAAAGTCAGAAAGGCAAAATGTCGGGGATACTGGACGGGGAATAGAGAATTAAGTTTATCGAAATCTAAAGAAATAATAATTGTAATGGTAAGATTTATCCCCGACAATTCAGGCCGTCCCGCACCCTGCGATTACCGATGGCCAGAGAAAAAATCTTACTGACACGAACGTTTACCGTTGAGGCCCACCAGCTGAACTTCACCGCCATCGAGCGCGGCGGAGTTGTGCTGGTGGGGTTCAGCGTTAATACCCTCTCTGAAGCCGTTCCGCTGCTGACCCTCGATAAACCCTGGCGCGACCGACACAGCGCCTGCTATTACGTGGAAAACATCACCGACCGCGCCGCAAATAAACTACTGGAGTATTACAGAAGTGAATTTGCCGCGTTTGTTGGGCTGGTGGACGATGCTTTCACCCGGCAGGAAACCAACACCTTAAGCAGCCGGGAACGGCTCTTTGCGGGGAAATAATGTCTGTTACCGGCAACGTCGTTAACTTCTTCGTGGCAGTGGCTATGGCTCACGACGTCTCTAACCCTATCGGCACTTATTCCAACGGCTCCTACGTCGATTCCTGCACCGGCCAGTACTGGGGCGAGGAAATATTCCGGCATCCCAAAACCGTCGCATCCCTCGTTAAATACAGCGCGATCGAGTACGCACGCGATCCGGATCAGGGCGAAATTATTCGCTTTGAAGACCGGCGTGAAGTGCTCAGCGAGTTTGCGCGTGGCTATGCCGATGCAGAGGACGGTCAGTGTACGGAGGAAGGGGCGATTGATTCCGGCGTGCCGCATGCCTACCTGTCAGGCGCGCAATTCTACCGCAGGCGCAACCGGCTGGGCGGCATGGCTTTCAGGCTTGATCAAGGGCGTGTGTGTCACGGCGTGGTGTGCGTGGATACGGGCGAGAAATGGACTCAGGACTAAAGAAAAAGGGAACCATCACTGGCTCCCTTATTCCGTTCAATCAATCAGGTTCAAACGTTAACCACTGGATGTAGGTATCCGAAATAAACCATTGGCAAGGATAACAGAACTTTGAAGCGCCTTTTACCAAAACTTAAAATTTTTCGCGCCCGCTATCCGGAGACGGCTTCAGCAGTGCTGCTGCTGCTGAAAGATGAGCGTATCGCCACGCGCCGCCGCTTTACACGAGCCCTGCCTGACACGTCTACGCATGTCATACGGGGAACGCTGCTGGACCTGCAGAAGAATGGGCTAATCACGCGGTCTATTGACAACGAGTACACCCTGGCAGTGTCTGCCGCGTATGCCACCAGCCTGATTCCCCTGAAGATGGGGAAGATTGAAGAATACATTCTGATGCTGCTCAACCAGCACCGGTACATCACCGCCAGAAACGTGCGTCAGGAATTTGATGTAAGTCACTCCCTCTTCCTGCAGTCAGTTAAGAAACTCATTGCCCGCGGGCTGGTGGAATACACAGACGTTCCCCTTTATGAAAACTCTGTCCGCAAACGCCGCCATTACACCTTTAAATCACCGGAGAAAAGCCATGCCACAAGTTAAGATCAAACGCCTCACCCCTGATGCAGTACTGCCGTTCCGAGGTTCAGACGGCGCTGCTGAATGGGATATCACCGCGCTGGACGTGAAACTCAACGTTGTACAGACGCCAGGCGCGGCACGCCAGCCGCGTGCATGGTGGATCACAACCGGGCTGGCCGTGGAGATTCCGGCAGGCTACTGCATGAAGATTTATCCCCGTTCCGGGCTGGCGGCGAATAACTTCCTGCGCCTGGCAAACAACGTGGCCATCATCGACAGCGATTACCGTGGCGAGATCAAACTGCGCATGATTGCCGATGAAGGTGGCGAGTTCATTGAGCCAAAAGCCGGAATGGTAATTGCGCAGGCAATGATCGAGAAAGTCGAGCCTGTCACCTGGAAAGAAGTCGATGAGCTGTCAGAAACCGTCCGGGGCGATAACGGCTTTGGCTCCTCTACATCGGTTCAGGCCGATCCGACGCCGACAGAGGACCATACAGCCACTACCTCGGCAGAGTTGCAGGAGACAGCAGAAACTGAAGAGCCAGCAGCGACCGATACCACCAGCAACACCTCCACCAGCAAAAAGACCTCAACCAAATAAGGCCCGATCATGACCAGATACATTATCAATAAAGAAACCGCGATTGAGCTGAACGATAAGGGCGAGATCCTTCCGCAAGATGTGGAGATTGCGCTGTTGGGCGCGCTGGGTTTTGAGCCGCAGAACGTTGAAGGCGTGACAGTGTGGGTTAACAAAAACGATCGCTTCTGGCTGTTACACCAGCAAGAACTGCCGGAAGATGCCGCCAGCCGCCAGGATGCTGTGAACTCTATCAACGAGAAAACCGGCGCATTGCCCCTCGCGCCGACGCTTGATAACAGCTTTGCGCAACTACTCATGCGTCAGATCGCCATGAATGCGACTGGCGAGGCGTTTGTGGACGGTTCGCTGGCGGGCTCATGGCGCGTGGAGACAATCAGCCGCTTCAGGCCATATGACGTGAAACTACACGGCTTGCTGGCCGGTAAGTTACAGCCAATGAGCGTGTCACACCCCTCACTGCCACTGGCAGTTTGCCTCCTGTTCCTTCAGGCAATCGGTGTTGGCCAGCGTGCTTATGTGTACATCCCGGACGGAGCAGAAGCAGAGCCGCAACTGCTCTACATTACCCCGGAGAATGAAATTGGCCTGAAGCAGCTGGTGCCGGAAACGAACCTGTTCCGTGTTGAAGGCCTCGATAAATACGCGGTTGTTGGGCTGGATGAAGACATGGTGAAAGAGGCTACCGAAAAGGCGCAACTACAGCGCACTATCCTGCTGGCAAAGATCAAAGCCGACGTCCCACAGCCTGAGCCGGAGCTGGTGGCCACAGCGGCAACGGCAGAACCGCAGAAAGCGGAATAAAAGGCGTTAATACCTGCCAGAATTAGCAGGTTAAAGTGTTTCAGGCTGGCGCTGAAATAGCTTGTATAAATCTAAGGGCTTGGTAATTTACATAGCGGATGTTTCTTGCTGGATGTTGCCATTAGCCTTTGCTCTCCAAAGTCCCTTAACCGGGGCTTTTTTTATGCCTGCTAATGACACTGAGCCAATCTGAGTTGCGCACCCAAGAAATACTAAGGTAAATGGATAGTACTGATTCTTTTATAACTATTTCGTAGTATTCTCTAGCCTTGTTTAATGCACATAGCTATAGGTTCGATACGTTAATCTACGGAAGGCTATCCATTTCCTGGCTGAAGATAATCAATAAGCTATAAATCTTCTTGAAGTAGCTGGGATAATTTTATTTTAAATGGCTTTAATAGCGCAAAGGCGGGGTGTCAACATGCAACAGTATCTAAGTCTTATTTTTTCATCAATGCCCATAAACGCATTGGTTGTATTGCCGGTTCTTTTCTTAAAGATTGATAAACGTGAAAAAATAGGACTTGCCATTCGTTTGTATATTCTTTCTATTTTTTTAATTGCTTCATTGGTTACAATAGCAAGTAATTGCGACAGCCATTTCCCGTCACTTCCAGTATGGGCGATGTTATTATCTGTTATTCTGTTTGGGATTGCGCTGGTTAACTATGTTAAATACTCTCGTAACTTATTGAATAAATGGAAAAGACGCGCCTTAGTCTTAGCTTCCTTTTTAATTTTATTCGCTACAAGGGCAAGTGTTTCCGATTTCAGTTATGGAATGAGCACCTTTACTATGGTGTGGTACGGTACTTTTATTTTTGCTTTTCTCCTTGCCTACATAGGAACCTCTGATGTGGATAAATTGGATTCATTATCCGCTGGCTTAACGAGCGCAACTTCACAAGGTAGAGTAGATAAAAGCTATGCCCCACAACATGAGATAGATCACGACGTAAATATCAAAGGTAAGGATGTACTGAACGATCCAAGTGCCAGCCTTATTGAGCGGCAGCGGTATAGCGATGCAATAAAGAAAAAAGAGAATCAAGAAGACTAAACGTCAACGGTTTTGATAGCTGTGAAAAAGATAAATGCATTTTGCATTTATCTTTTCTACTTCGATTTTACATACTGCTTTTCACTCATAGCGGACATTGGCTTGTACATCTGAGCATTTCCACCTGCTGCGTCATATACTCATTTCAGGAGCTGTATAACGTTGATCAGAATGGAGCATTGCAATGGCCTTTCAGAGCCCCGCCCAGAACTACACTGAAACGCGCCTGAACCTGGGCGATTTGGTATATCTTTCCCCTTACTCAACCTATCTGATGCGCAGCGAGTCCGACTGCCCTGGCGCCGGGATCGTCAAAGGGTCCGTGCTGGCCATCGATCGCGCCCTGACGCCGGCGCACGGCCAGCTTATCGTGGCGGAGTTTGACGGCGAGCTGACGCTAAGGCGGTTACTGCTCAATCCGGTTCCCGCTCTACAAGCGCTGGATGCGGACGAGACTGTAACGCTGCTCGATGTGAGCCAGGCGCTTCCTGTATGGGGTGTAGTGGCTTATGCCTTAACGGATGTGGCCGGGATCGGCTTTAACGGACCCGCTGGAGAGTAAGCATGTTCGCGCTGGCCGATGCCAATAACTTTTATGCCTCCTGTGAAACCGTGTTCAGGCCCGATCTGCGCGGTAAGCCCATTGTCGTCGTTTCGAACAATGACGGCTGTGTGATCGCACGTTCGGGGGAGGCAAAGCGCCTGGGGATCAAGATGGCGGCGCCGCTGTTTCTGAATGAGCGTTTTTTCAGACAGAATGGCGTGCATGTGTTCAGTTCCAATTACGAGCTGTACGGCGATCTATCTGCACGCATGATGGCCATCCTGGGAGAGATGGCGGCTGGACAGGAGGTTTACTCCATTGATGAATCATTTCTGGACGTCACCGGCATTGGTAATCTGATCCCGCTTGAGACGTTCGGACACCAGATGCGTGAGCGTGTTCGGAAGGAAACTGGGCTGATCATCGGCGTGGGATTTGGCCCGACGAAGACACTGGCCAAGCTGGCTAACTATGCTGCGAAGAAGTGGACGCAAACAAAGGGTGTGGTAGACCTGTCCAGCCGTACCCGGCAGCGAAAGCTACTTCACCTGATCGACGTCGGCGATATATGGGGTATCGGTCCGCGTATTACCAAGCGCATGCACCAGCTGGGGATCACCACGGCCCTACAGCTGGCTGACAGTAACATCAGCATGATACGGAAAAACTTTGACGTCATCGTTGAGCGCACCACCCGTGAGCTTAATGGTGAATCCTGCATTGCACTGGAAGACGCCCCGCCGCCAAAGCAGAACATTTTAAACTCTAGATCATTTGGTGAGAGGATCACAGAGCTGGAGGACATGAAGCAGGCCGTCACACTGTATGCCACGCGTGCAGCAGAAAAGCTGAGAGAGCAACACTCACGTTGCCGTCAGATTGGCGTGTCGATCGCCACCGCCAGGCACGCGGATGATCCGCAGTATTCGAATACTGCATCATGTGTCTGCGACTACCCCACCAGCGACACGCGGGACATTATCGAATCAGCTTTGCGCGGACTGAGCACCATCTGGCGCGACGGCTACCGGTATGCAAAAGCAGGCGTCATGCTGGGCGATTTTTACCAGTCAGGTGTAGCGCAGTTTGACATGTTCAGTGAGCAGCAGCCGCGAGCTAACGCTGACGCGCTAATGGCCGCGCTAGACGCTATCAATCGCTCCGGTAGGGGGAAGGTATTCTTCGCAGGCCAGGGGGAGCAAGACAGCGCGTGGCAGATGAAGAGGGAAATGCTGTCGCCTCGATACACCACGCGGCTGAAAGACATTCCCCGGATAAAATAACTTGATCGTTTAGTAAGTCTGCTAACTATAGTGAACGTTCTGCCCTGTTCGGAGTCCGGTTAACTTATGTCCTGCACTGGTTAATTTCTTCGCGCAATGCGTCGCGTTCCTTCTCTGCGTCCACCAGCCGCTGTGAGAGCATCATCAGGCCGTTATGGTGTGAATATGCCGCCAGCTGGGCTTCTGCTTTCTCAAGCTGCGCCTGCTGCGCGCCCCATTGCTGCGCATGCTTCCGTGTCACCGCCTCGATAAACATTTCCGCTGCAGCGTCCGGATCACCCTCAAACGTCACCCTTCCCTTATTCACTGTAAGCTGCGCCCGCGTGCCGTCCGAGCCGTAGAACGACACAACCAACGGCGCCGGGATAATCGGCAGGGAAAACCTCGCGCCGGCGAAAGCGATCAATTCGCCGGCGTTTGCTGTTTCTGACGATGCGCCCGCATTTACGGTAAAAGAGTTTGAGTCGGTTTGGGTAGTCATGCTGGTGGCCTCTTAGTCATTTTGACGGCCAGGATAAGCGGTTTGTGATTTAGAACGAGAGCGCATTACTCAGACGCAAACTCGACTGTTAATGTCCCACAATCCAGCATGCCAAACTGCTTCTTATCAGGGATTTTTTCGTCATAAAACGGGATCATCCAGATCTTGTCCGGGCCTTTGATTTCGTTATCAATGAACCTTATGCCATTTTGATTGGCGACCTTAGAAGCATCCCCCCAGCTTTTCCAGCCATTAGGCTGTTTAAGACGTGCGCTTAGTACTGCTTCTTTTGCTTGGTCATTAGTGTAGTTTTTACACTCTTCCAGATTGGAAACGCTGTAGTACTGATCGCCAGTTTTGAGATAAACCAGCGTACCGACTCCACCCAGTGCCAACAAAACGCCACCAGCCACCGCTAAAAATATCAATGGCGAATTACCTGTAACAATGTCCGGCCAATAAATTCGGGCTTAGTTGATGTTAAGCCTGTCAGGTACAGCATAACTGGCAGGCTTAAGCCAGTAACAATCCACCAGCCATATAGCTGGTGGTCATTCGGGAGAAGGAGAAGACGCCTACGCGATTTTCTTCATTCGCCAGGTAGCTGGCATTTAATCCCTTTCTACGAGCTCTACAGTTTTGCGGGTGTAAACTGTGGAGTTATTAGGAATGTCTTTATTAATAAAGCTCATTGCACCGACGGTAACGTTGTTCCCGATCACCAGATTATCAGCTATTACACAGCTATTTGATCCCAGGAAAAAGTTATCGCCAATTTGAATTGAACCGTCTTTTCCTTTCCCACTGTTTCCTATTACGGAGTTTTGCGTCAGCCGCATATTGCGCCCTGCCACAACCCGCTTGGTGACTACGACGCCAACATGATGTGCGATACTCAAGCCCTCGCCTATCTTTGCGCCCAACATGATATCGCAAGCAAAGCGGCCTTTAATGCGTGAGTGAATACGGTACGCGATGCGACGGTATCCATTTTCATAAAGAAAACTAGCTAAGCGCCACCAGAAAATGAACTTCAGCCCCGGCTTGTTGCGGAGCCTTGTTGCAAGCCGAACCCAGGAAAACTTTTTCTCAACACCAATAACTTCCACATGCCAGAAGCGCTTCAACTGCGCGTATTTCATCCCTATTCCTACCTGATTAATTCTACTTTATACATCTGCGCCTTCACGTCAAAACGTAGAGCCGCGTTTACTGTAACTCATAACCGGCCACCAGCCGGATAGCTGGTGGACAGTGGTAATCAGGATGAAACGCCAGCGCGCTTTTCTTCATCCGTCAGATAGCGCACTTTGCGGGTGTAATCCTGACCACGAAACAGCAACGGCTGATCGGGGTTATCCAGATACTTCTGCCATTCGCTTAACGGGAAGCCACCGTGAGCGCCAATCACTTCTTTTGGAATAACAGACGGCGTGCCACCAATCTTTTTGGATACCGGCCAGTTAGTCCAGTCACCCAAGTTCACCGTCTGATAGTCCAGGGTATCCAGTGCGGCTGACAGCGGCGGCTGATCCGTTGGTGGTTGATCATCCGGGAGCGTTTCCCATGTGTCATTAAACAGGTTTACCCACAACGGGCAGAGCCTCTGCCATGTGAAGTAGGTAGCCGCCAGGAACGCGCTGTTAACGTGCTGTTCCAGACCAGGCCGCACACTGTTAGCGTAATAGGCTGGCACGTTCTGATAACCACGCTTTTCAAACTTCGCACCCATACGTCCGTTACGGAAGCATGAGTAGAGGCTGAATTTCTCCAGCTGGTAGCTCGGCATTTTCAGAAGATTTAAATCTGAGTCGATCATCAGTACGCCGGTCGAGTCCGGGCTGGCTGATAACGGAGCCTGCATTTTCAAGAGACGGCTTTTGTATATCTGCGCATAGCGGTGTGAAGGATTTGGGATCTGAATATCCAGTGTCACAACCCGCGCCTTTTCCGGCAGATTAGTAAATGCGGAAGCAGGCTGATCGGTCACGATAACTATTTCGCGCAGCTCTGGCGCATAGCGTGCTGCGAACGTGGCGCTAAGAATGGCCTCTTCAATAAAGTCAGCGCCTACAGTTGGGATAACAACGCTGGATATATCATTACGGCTATTACTTCCAGCAACCTGCGCGTAAGGGATGTTGTGGCGAGAGGTAATGCGCCGATAGTCCTTTGAGAACCGTTTTAGAAAATTCATTACTATTCCATTTTGAAAGCAATAAGCAGGTATTGAGGCCATTAAACTTAATGGCTCATAAAGTAACAAGTTTAGTTAATCTGTTTGTTTATTGTTTAACCGTTCTATGCGTCAGCTGGTGATTAACGCCACTTCGGCAAACCCAGTTGATCAAACTCAACGTAAAGCGGAGTGCCGGTCGTGTGCCGGTGGCCCACCAGCGACTCCCGGCGCTCCGGTATCTCATCAACTTCAAAGGCGTTTTTATAGAGAAACACCGCCTCATTCGGATCCTCAAAGCACCAGCGATACTGATACACGTCCGTTGGCGTGATCCCCATGCAGACGCTGAGCGTGTACAGGAGACGCAGAAGACCAGTCCAGCTACCATCCGGTAATTTGCGGGCGTGAATGATGCCGCATTTAGTGGTGAGATAGTCGTGAACTTCACTGTCCGGCCAGCCCTCAAACGAGAGCCAGCCGTACTGACTTAACCTGTCGTCCATCAGCGCCCGCATACCGTATTTTTGCTGGTGGCCAGCGCGGATGTTCTCGACGGCTTGCGGATGATGTAGGTCGGAAACTCAATGCTTGCCGCCTTATCGTGAAACAGCTTCATTGTGCGGGCCTCTGCGCCACCACCAGCGGCGATCTCAACATTTCCTGCCGGTTGCCCGTAAATATCGCTGAACTGCTCTGCAAGCGCCTGAGCGACGCTGTAGCAGGCGGGATTTAAATCGGTACTGCCATCAGGCTGTTGCTCCATTTTGAAGCCGTTCGCCAGAAACAGCGCCCTTATTTCCTGTTTAATCACTGGTGTTCTTATCCTGTAGCTTTACGTCATCTGCCAACTGGCAAACATCATTAAGGTGATACTGAATCCATTCTGACAGCTTCATCCCTTCCCGCTGTGCCTGTGCGACATAGCGGTTTTTAACATCGGGAACGACGCGCATCTGAATCTGAGTCGTCGCTGGGGCGGCTCCTTTCACTGAATTTAAAGCCCGTGGATCGCGTGCTTTATCGGTCATGATTAGCCTCGATTAGTTTCCCCTTCTGCCGGGGCATATTCTTCATAGACGTCAGCGAAATACTCGTTACAAAACCCCAAGGCGCAATCCATTTCCTGAATGGCTTCCAGCGCATCGAGCGGGCTTCCGTCGCATTCATACAGTTTGAACTCATAGGGCAGAGTAAAGCGTGCTGCCGTGATATGTACCATAAACGGCAGGTTATATTGCTCTGCCTTTTCCCCCATCTGCATCTGCCATTCAAACGCAAATTGATATTCGCCTTCGGTGTCTGTCATGGTGGCAATGCCGGTAACGGTATCCGCATTGTGCGCAGTCACCGTGATCTGCTGAGGCTCCCACCACTCCAGCTCAAACATATTGCTAAGCACCATTGGGTGCGCCGGTGCCGTACCCGGACGCCAGCCAGATTTGAGGATGTAGTCGATGTGATCGCGATAGCCCAGGTTGATCTCTTCAAAAGTATGTTCATCGCCAATGTAGCCAAAGCAGAGGTGATTACTCAGCCAGACAACGGTCGCCAAGTCGGTGCAGCTGGTGGCCACTAGCTCATAATTAGTTTTGATATCTGCGTAGGCTTCAGCCGCGATAAAGCCCGCCTGCTGGCTCTGTTTGATTACGCCGGTCAGGGTGTAAGACATATGCTGAAGTGCCGCGGTGGCCGTCATTGAAGAGATTGGCATGAAATGATTCCTTATTGCCTGGAGCCGCCAGGGCGGTGGCACTAAAGCAGCGCCATGAGGTGTAAGATACAGATATAGTTTTTGCTTGTCAATACAAGCAAAATGAATTATCTTGTTGTTAGTCCGGGCTGGCCGTAGACAGTACGCGATCAGGTAGTAAGGGGTGCGGGCATCAACGGATGAATTTCATTCAGCGTTGACGGATGTCAACACAGAGAATAGAATAGTATTACTCGGAGGCGAATGAAGAAACATCCGAACAAGCATATTCAAGCAGCCATTGATTATGCGTTAGAACATGGCTGGGTTTGGGTTCCACCGGGCGATTCTGCCCACTGCTTTTGCAAGCTGCGTTGTGGAAATCCAGAAAGTGAACACCGAGATCACTCTATGAGTGTGTGGTCAACTCCGAAAAACCCGGAGAACCACGCCAAGCAAATTAAGCGGAAGGTAGGTCACTGCCCTTGATTTTGCCCGGTAAGGAGTGGTTAACGCCACTCTTTACCGAGTCTCAAAACCAACGAATAAGAAGAGGTACTATGGCGCTTTATAACTTCACTCTGACACTCTCAGGCGTAATGTATGAGACCGAAGGACTGGAAGATGCGCTGTTTGAAAGCGGCTGTGATGATGCGCTGATCTGCGCATATGGCCGTTCTGTTTATCTGGAATTTGATCGTGAAGCGGACTCGCTGGACGATGCGATTGCATCAGCAATTGATAACGTGGAGTCTGCCGGTACCGGCGCTACAGTAACGTCTGTGGATTCTGCACTGGTCGGCTTAAGTGACATTGCAGATCTCTCTGAAATGTCCCGCCAGGCCATCGCTATGCTAAAAGACGGCACACGCGGCAACGGTGATTTCCCCTGCCCTATTCAGCGCATTAAAGGCCAGTCACCACTTTGGGATTGGGCTGACGTTGCACAATGGCTGGCAGAGAATGGACGACTTAAGGCAGGCAGTGAACTGGCCGCTAACGCCCGCACACTCAGTAAGTGGAATCTTGCGCTCAGAGCCAGCGCCTCAAAGGACTTTGCAGAAGTGGAGTCTATCGCTAACAAACTGATCGAGCGCCGCCGCGCTGCTCATGCCTGAAATTATTGTTGTGTCGCTGGTGGCGCACCAGGTAAGCGCGCCCGCCAGCGGTAACTATTCTCGCGTATGCAAATGAGGTTATGCGGGCGGGGTTAAATCACCGTAGTCAATTTCACCACCATTCAATTCCTCTGCAATTTGATTTTTTTTATCAATCCAATTTTGAAAAACTTCACGACGTTCATAAATAAGAGGATGTTCTTTGGCGCAAGCAGCCAGGATGAACGCAATCGCCTGACCATATTCAATACATGCAAGAAGTGCGTAGTTCACCTGCCAGGTATTTTGGCCATAAACACCAGTTAAGACAAAGCTGTGTGATTTTTCGTCTTCCTCATCCATGTTACTCAGATGTTTAAATACTGCTTTACGGTTAGGGTGCGCGCCATGATCAATGGACTCGTCATACAGTTGTTTAGTAAAGTTAGCCATATCAGGAGAGAGGGACATTAATTGAGTCTTAGCTTTCTGTACTGTTAGATTTTTCCTACATTTCTCAAGTGCGCTTTTCGATTTGTTCCGGTTAAGCCAAATCCTCCCTACTTCTTCATCTTGTGCGATAAGATAGGCATAGCATGCGGATTCAAGGGCTGTTCTTGCAAGGGGAAAAATGGTGACTATATGACCGGACAACGCCTGCCGAACAGCACTTAAGAGTAATGTGTAAGAGTTCATCGCAAGAAAGCCTGCAATAACGCTTACATCATACTCATGCGCAAATATTTCATTCTGAAATATTTCGTCCATTTCATTAACCAAGTGCATTAGGTTAGGTGGATGCTTGAAATGGTCATCAATATTTTCAGATGTGGCTTTTAGATAGACACTTAAACCTTCAGCATTTATTTTCATTGAGTAAATCCAGCTACATATTTTTATTGTTCCTATTCTATTCTGGCAGTTAATGTTCAAGCCAGTGTAGATAGGTCACTTTAAGTCTGTCGTAATCATACTGATCGCAGGCTCAAAATCAGCAGGCGTTATCTGCCCTTCAGCAAATGCTAGGCGCATGGCGATGTTGCTACGGCCGCGGGAAAGCAAAAACGCGGCAGCGCCGGCGCAATGTGCTTCTTTCCCGGACGGGCTATAACCCTCGCCGTCTTCGTCCTCTTCTTCGCCAGTGCAGTGCGTGGTTTTGTGGCAGTAGAACGATGAAAAGTCGTCTCGTAGCAAGTGCGCTTTGATGCCCTCAAGGCGTCCGGGATTCAGCTCGATGCCACCAGCTTTCAGGAACGGGCAGTTAGCGCAAGGCGCTTTGAGCCGGAAGAATTTACGCAGGTTCATTACTGCTCTCCGTCTTTGATGAAGGTAAACCAGTGCGTTAAACCACGCTTGCCACTGATGTGGCCAAACAGGGGTTTCTGGTCAGTCAGTGCCAGAATGTCCCGCGCCCGGATCTGCGTTTCATTCCATTTAAAAATCAGCAGGCCGTTCGGGCGCAGCACGCGGAAGGCTTCAGTAAAACCGGCGCGCAAATCAGCGCGCCACGTTCCGCGATTAAGCACCCCGTATTTAAGGCGCTGCCAGCCCTTCTCGCCTGCACGCTCCAGGTGCGGTGGATCAAAGGCAATCACATAAAAAGAGTTATCCGGGAAAGGCAGTGAACGGAAGTCGGCAATCACGTCCGGGCTGATAACCAGCTCCCGGTCGGGCAGCTGGTGGGTCTCTTCCCGGATATCGGAATACAACACGCGGGGATCGGCTTTATCGAACCACATCATGCGTGGGCCACAGCACATGTCTAAGACGGCCTTATCCATGCGTAGGCGTCCCTTCACACTGCCAGTCAGCGCAGCCTTCAAAGTCATAAGGGTTTAGTTGCCAGTTAATGCGCCCGCAGTTCGGGCAGTTATGGCGAGTCTTTCCTGTGCCTGGCTTGCGGCGGCGTGCGCGGCTGATGTGCGCCGGTACGCGTAAGCCAGCACCCTGCACCATGCGGCGATGATTCAGCATGGCGATAGGGAACGTGCGGCGCTTTACTGCGTCGGCCGTGGCGAACGGTAGCCAAACCAGATTGGAGGTATCGCCCGGTTTATTGAAAATTGCAGCTTGTGTGAAGTCGGTTGTCGGCACATCGCCGTTGCGCAGCCAGTAAAGATCATTGCCGTCCCAGCGCCCTTTCTGAAAGGCAACATACCGACTGCAATCAGGGGTAATGAATGATTCGCCGGGTACATGCTGGTGGTCAACGTGAACGACGGCCAGCGCATCAACGCTGTCAGCGCAAACGGGTTGATCGATACTCCGGCCCGTATTCCACCGGCTCTGTGCTTCTGCCTGGGTATAAACGTGCGCTTTGTCGATGTTGGTGTGATAGCCATGACCATTCTGGCACCAGAAAGAGGCATTACTGCCTACCGTATCTCTGGTACAGATCATGTAAAAGCGGTCAGTCATGAGTCATCACCACTTTCCGGCTAAAAGCACAGACGATATGGTTAGCAGCCTCGATAATGGCACTGAATTGCGCATTGCTGACGCTGGCACCGGGATGAAGTCTTGCAATTTCAGCGAGTAAAGCACTGATAAGGAACGGCTGGCTTAGATTAAGGGTTTTGGTTGTAACGTGCATACTCTGTAATCCAGTGGTTAATTTCGGATATAAGTTTATGACATTCTAAATTTTTTTAAAATTTATATTAAACTTTATTTTCTGGAAGTAGCGAGACCAGCTGGCTTTAGGTGCAACCAGCTGATCATCAGGTAAGAAATTGAATTTATTGCGGGGATATATCTTAGGTTCAGTTGAGCGAGTTTAATTTTGCTAAGTAGGCGTCAAATGCTCGCAAAATTGCGGGCAATCCGCACAAGATCACTACAGACACCAGTGCCAGAAAAGCAAAGAAAAGCACCATTAAGTTAAAAGCAAAGTTTGCTATGCCAGTCATATCCATACAACTCCAAGCCAGAAAAAGTTAACGCATTTCATTCATTTGTGCGTTTTCGGTTTTTTCTGATTGTATGCACACTCTAAGGGTTGATCAACAAGTGATCAGCTTAACTACTAAAATTAATGGTGCTAGTAACTCTGGAATTATACTTAACCTAAATTCATGTTAATTATGTACTTATCACAAATTACTTCATCTTTACGACGGGTAACTCTTCCCAACGGGTCAAATAGCGCGGAGACAACATTTCCCGCTTCATTTGATAGGCCAGGTTAACGCCCTGACCGGCAATAAACAGCGTGCCGCGCTGGTAACTATTCAGCTTGTCCATCACGGCCATCAGCTTATCGCTGCCGGGACGCGGCAGTGACTCGTCAAACAGGTTCAGCTGCTGCTCTGATCCGCAGAACTCTCCCAGCATCACCCCAGCCTTCGCATATTCGTAGCCGTCGCGCCAGATAGCTCTGAGGCCGCGCACGGCGGCATCAATCAGATCGCGTGTGTCCTGTGTGGCCGTCGTAAACGAATGGCTGGCGCCGCGTGAGTAATATGCGTGGCGCGGATCATGTTTGCTGGTCTGGATAAATACCGTGATATTCCGGCAGTACTGCTTTTCACGCCGCAGCTTTTCACCGGCGCTGGTGGCAAAGAAGCAAACCGCGTTACTCACTTCATCCAGGCTGGTGAGACGTTTACCGAACGAACGGCTTACCACCAGCTGCTGCTTAGTCGGCGGGTTCTCTTCGAGCTCGAAGCAGCGTTCGCCGCGCAGCTCCCGGACTGTGCGCTCCAGCATAACGTTGAAGTTTTTGCGGATCATAGTTGTGTCAGCACGGGCAAGGTCGAGCATCGTCTTGATGTTCATCAGCTGCAGCCTAGCCCCTATCTTTCTGCCGACACCCCACGTCTCGGAGACGTCGAGAAGCGATAGCAGCTTGTCGCGCCGTTTCGGGTCGGTCAGCACCACCACGCCGCCTGTTCTAGGCCAGGTCTTTGCTGCGTGCGTGGCAACCTTACAGAGTGTCTTTGTCTCCGCTATCCCTATGCCACACTTCATCGTGGTGTGCTGGATAACTGTGCGCCGGATCTCTTCCCCGAATGTTTGAAAGTCCACCAGCTTTTCCATGCCATCCAGAGAGCCAAACACCTCATCGATCGAGTACGCTTCCAGGTTCGGGACATACTCACCCACTATCATATGGAAACGTTTACTGAATGCGTCGTACAGCGTGTAGTTGCTGCTGAACACCACCACGCCGTAGCGCCGGATGGTATCTCGGATTTTGAACAGCGGATCGCCCCGCTTCAGGCCTACGTTCTTAGCCTCGCGGTTAAGCGCCGCTATGCAGCCGTCGTTGTTCGTCGCCACCACGACAGGACGCCCGTAAAGGTCCGGCCTGAATGTCAGCTCCGCCGACACGTAGAAGGCGTTAACGTCACTGTGCAGGAACATTGTCAGTACGGTGGATCACATAAGTCACCACCCCCCATATTTCCAGACAATCAGGCTCGACAGGGATCGGCTTATAGCGCGGGTTCATGGCCAGCAACATCGGCACCGGCCTCAGCTGTAGCTTTTTTACCGTAAACTCCCCGTCCACTGAGGCAATCACGATCTGCCCGTCTGCTGCCGCCTTGGATTTATCCACCACCAGCAGATCGCCGTCAAAAATACCGGCCCCGATCATAGACTCACCCTCACAGCGGACGAAGTAAGTCGCTGTTTTTGCCCTCACGCAATACTCGTTCAGGTCCAGTGGTGTGTCTTCATATCCAATGGCCGGAGACGGAAAGCCCGCCGCCACTGTTTCAAGAAACTGCCTGAAAGCCTGACGCGGCGCGGCTTCATCTGGTATTGCTATTATTGTTAAGCGCATAACGCCCCTCCTTTTACTGTATAAAAATACAGTATAAGATTAGGAGTATGGAATTGACCAGTGGGTGATTTCATATGAGAATATGTCCACTCTAAAGTTTTTAAGAATTTCCTCATTATGAATTTAGGTTTGAAGCAGATCGAATTAGACAAAATGCGCGGCTATTGGAAGGCAAAAGGTTTTGTAGAAGCAGGCAGAACCGAGCCGCTTCGCATCAACCGAACCGACTGCTACATCACGTTTCAGCGTAAAAACTGGGTATGTATAGACCTGAAGGGTAATACCATTAATAGCAGGCCAATGCTCTTTGCACTGCTGAAACATACACTCTAAATTTTCTCATAATTTTGCGTCACCCCCTACCTGCGCAAGCCATACTCCAATTGTTTGCGCTCTCTTCCCCCAATCAATAGCCAAGGGCTTTTTTTGCCCTATTTTTGGCTCAGCGACATTTACAAAAGAATTTTCTGCGCTGCAAAGCCCAGCGTTGCTGACTTGCTTACTTCAGTTTATGTGCGTTTTGCGAAACCCTATATATGGTGGGCTTGCGCGCGAACAACTACTGCATTTATGATTTTGACTATACAGGGTATGAGTGGCGCGCATGGAGCTCGAAGCTATTCATTGCATGGAGTTGAAACCTGTTAAAAAACACAGATAAGATGTGGCAATAACCATTTAAGCCTGGCTACATGCCTATTTCGCAGCATAGGGAGTCACGCAAAACAGTGTGATAGAATGCCTCTGAAGGTCGCTCAATTATATTAAGACTCACAATAGAAGCGATAGTGTTTGAAGCGTGTGACGTGCCGGGTCTACGATGTGTCTCAGGTGCGAAAAGGCATAGTTGATGAGATCTTGAGTCGTAGCTTCCAAGGTAAAGTAATATTGCTCTGCCTTAGATGGCAATGAATGGGAAGCGTGGTTGCGATATGCTTGTTGCAGATACAAAAAAACCGCCCGTAGGCGGCTTTATTGAATCCAGAAAAATGTTCTCAGGCATTTCTCCAGAAGGCAAAAATTGTTCTCAGGCAATTTTCACCTCTGCTGATTTGCTAAAAACAGCAAACACAAGCATGCGTTTTCAACGCCAGTATACGTCCCATGACCTCCTTTGCAACCCGACTTTTGAAAAAACTCTTTCAGAAAAGTTGTGTTGTAGGAAAAACCAAAAACATCAGAATGATACTTTTTTCGGCAAGTTATCGTGGCATGGTAGAAAGACAATGAAACCACCTATGTGGTTGTGGCATCCTTAGTAAAGACGAAGCAGTAAGGTGGATTCTCAGCCAATTCGGTACCTTACTGTCATATCAACCCCCCCGACCGAACACAAGCATGCGTTTTATGTCTTGCGGGGCGCACCGAACGCCACTGGTCAGTACCTGTAAGGCTTAAACAATGACGCGTAAAGCATTTTACGTTGTGTCATTGCTGGTGGCATTACTGCACCCAAACGGAGGTGACGGTATGAACATCAATACCTACATCAATGTGCCGGTGACAGTCATCCATAGCAACTGATATGAAGCCGCCTTCGGGCGGCTTTTTTTATGCTGGTTGTCCAGATCACAGCGTGCGTTAAACGTTGGCCGGTTCATGGCAGGACCATTCCCCGTTCAGCGGGCATTAGTCTATTCATGGTAAGCATTAGTCTATTCATGGTATACATTGCCCTGAAGCATCAGACGTTAGTCTATTCATGGTGTGCTGGGCGTTTTGTCCGCATGACGCCTAAAAATGCAGCTATTTTCTAACATTTGCCATGAATAGACTAATGCCGTCCATGAATCACCTAACGTTATGCGTGCGTTACCGGTTTTCACCTAACGTTCACCATGAATCACCTAACGTCATTCGGCTGGCAACAGCTCCGGGCGGCGCGAATGGATCTGGAAGTACACCACCCCATCTTTCTTCACTTCTGTGTAGGTCAGATAGCCTATCTTCTGTAGCTCCTTCAGAGCATTTCTTATCGCCAAATTTTGCGCACTAATGCTAGATGTCAGATTAAGCCGCTCACGCAAACGCTCCAGTGATATCTGTATGAATCCATTTGGCATACTTTCAATGTATACATAGAGAGCTTGAGCTGATTCCTTGCGTGGTAACGCCTGTATGGCCTTTAGCTGCAACAAGACTTTATGATCAAAAGCATATAGCTCCCATAGCCTGGAGTCGCCCTCCAGCGAGATAACGTCTCTCTCAATGTCGAACGTCGCGCTTTGCAGTAAGTGGGTGATAGTGCCTTTGCTACCGTCTTTGTTTTTGAATGAAACCACAATAGATGCAATGCGGCTAAGTGACGCAAAAAAACGATCACGCGCACGCTGGTTGATATCATCAACAGCGATGCCCGTCAGTTTGGCAAATTCAGTGAAAGGCAACTCTATACGATTGGAGTGGTCGCCATATTTAGAGAACGCCCGTATAGCACCTATCCACGTCTTGAAGTCTGTACTCATATCAAGGCGACTGCCGCGAATGTTAATGTTGGTGTAGCCCTCTGCCTTAGCTATTTCGAGCTCGCGCAGGTCTTCCGAAGCGTCAATATTGGAGTTTCCGCGTCCGGCTATGGGCTTATTTTTGGCCGATGGGACAAAGACTCCCAAGCGCATCAATGCTATTGGCTGGACGGTTCTGTTAGCCGTTGGTGTCAGTGTATAAGTCTTCCCTTCTTCACCACCAACAAATGACAAGGCATCGTTTATTGTCTTGATTTGATTACCATTTTCCATTGATATCGCCTGATCGTAGTAATGTGAATATTTATGACCGCCACCATGAATAGACTAACACCCTACCATGAATAAACTAACAATTACCATGAACAGACTAACATTCAACATGAATAGACTAACTCCCACCATGAATAGACTAATGTAAAACCCACTTTTTCCTTTTTAATTCATCAAGTTGAAAGCAAGGTGATCTATTAGGATCTATTTATGATCTCTATATGATCGATTTATATGATCTATCCAGTGGATAAGTGGATAACCCGCAGTGCTGATTAACTAAAAGCCATAACCAGTGGACAATTTCATATCGCTTTACAGATCCCTTAAGGTGATCAACAATCTAAAAAATAATTTAGATTTGGTTAAATCATGGAAAGCGCAGATTTTCAGGCCGCACGGGAAAAGCAGGAAAAAGTACAGCAACGCCAACGCGAAAGACATGCAGCAAAACTGGCAGACCCGGAGTTTCGCCAGCAGCAGTACGCAAAGCAGAAAGCCAGCAGTAACAGGATGCTTGCCAGGCAGATTGAAAAGCGTAATTCCCCGGAGTGGATTGCAGAGCAAAAAGCTAAAGCAGTAAAACGCGCTGTAAGCGCCTCTGAGCGCCTAAGAGAGAAAAAGCCAGCTCCAGTTGCAGCGAAGCGGCAAACACGCGCCAGCGCGTCCGGAAGAGGCCTTAAAGGGCGCGCACCGACTGCAGTCGAGCGCGTTGTTATGGATGCACTGGGTAAACTTCCATGCATTGCCTGCTTACAACACGGAAAGGAATCCCCAGTAATCAACCTGCATCACATCGAGGGCCGCACAAAACCCGGCGCGCACCTTTTACAGCTCCCCCTTTGCGATAATCATCACCAGCACGCTGCACCGGCAGCAATCCGGGCTGAGTTCAACTGGCTGGTGCCGGTACACGCAGACGGCATTACAGGCGGTAAAGCAGAATTCTCCCGGCATAACGGCACGGAAAAAGAATTGATGATCAAGGCTTACACTATGGCAAGCATCGAACACTTACTGGCGGATACTGAGTGTGTTTGAATAATAATTGATATGGTTAGCAGCAATATTAATCACCAGCTTTGGGTTGGTTGCCACATCAAATACATGTAAGATTATCATTAAACGATTATCATTCTCACATCTGAGTGAATAGGATATTTGATGAATAAGGTTAGCAAAGTTGCCATTGGAGTTTTTGCTATAGGGGTGATCGGATACTTTTCACTTCAGCAACACATGAAAAATGAGATCGCGGCGGACACTGAAGCGTGCAAAACACTTCAGCCGGCAATAGCAGCTGATGCTGTAATAGCGGATGTATTGCGTCCTGATAACAGTATTTTCGGGAAGTATCATCTAGCTAGAAAGGATGTGAGTGTGGATATGAGCGGTGTTCAGATAGGACCTACTATCGCAATGATACCGTTTACTGTTAGCGCAGTGCCTGGCGTCCCCTACTCCGGCATGCCCCGATGTTCTGACCTAACCGATATTGAGTACGGTAATTAATAAAGGGGGCAAACGCCCCCTTTAGATATTTTACCGGGTACCGCTAATTTGAATTCGATGCTCACCCTGCATAAAAATTTCATATTCAGTGTGATTTGGAATTCGCGCCAAAATTTGTGTCAGTAACTCGCCAATTTGTCCTCGTTTCGCATCTGGGTTTGCATCATAACGATCTGACACACCATTAACGCGACCGTCAAAGTTCCAATTACCAGCTGGATCAACTTTAAGTGTTCCAGACAAAGTCAAACTTACCCGACCCAAATAAGACCACGCCCAGCGATCGCTATTGGCAAAGTCATAACCGATGCTTTGATTAATATTAAATTCGCCAGTGTGAACGCCGCTCAAAATATTATTTATTGGAGGTAAATTATTACGATCAAAGTTAAAACTCAACTGACCGAGATCGACAGCCATAGCTGAGCCGTCTCCAAAAGCATAGTGATAAAGCGCGGCTAGCGGCGCAAAAGCTTTGTCTGTCAACATGTTTTGGCTAGATGGTGGCCAGTCAGCAGGCGCATTTTTGATTGAGCCATAGTAGCCAACACCTCCATGGGCTTCCTGATAGTCGGCGTAAGCAGCGCGGCATAGTAAAGCCTTAACTACGTTCATATCTTTATCGAGATAGTTCAGGCAGTCTTGCAGCCATTTAGCCGTAGCTGTACCGTCATAATATGCACGAATTAAATCAGTACGCGCTTTTGGATCTCCAGCAGGTAATGAATTAGGATCTTGCACAGCATTAAAGTTATACGATGGACCCCAGTTCGGAGCGGAAGCAGTAACATCCAATTGCGGTTGTTCAGCCATTTTAAAACCTCGTAGAGTTAAGTTTAAAAGCTATATCTTCTGACCATTTTTATATTCAACGTTTAATAATCTTTAATCAACCACTTGAAAGCTGTGTGTTTCTTAATATTTAGGATAGTTTGCTAAAAAAATAGTTAATTTTTAATAAAAAAATAACTATGTAAAAGCCCTTCAATTCAAGGCTGATGCGAGTTTGTCTTTTTTGGAACCTTTAATTAAAAGGTGCTTAAAAAAACTGAAAATTTTTTTCAGGTGGATAAATGTTAGCCAGCAAAAAAATTCGTTGACACTACTTTGCAAAGTACAAACCGCTTACAGTCACCCTAAGCTGTTAGCGGTTCCCTGATGGAATTTTTGACAACTTACCTAATCTGCAACGCGCGGTTGGGAACGTTAAAAGCCAGAGAGGCCGCTATATGCGGCCTTTCGCCATTTCAGGGATACAGATGTGAAACAGAAAATCGCAGTAATCAGTCTTTCCACTAATCAGCCGATGGCGATCACCGCCATTTACGAAGAGCACACGCTCGTTATGTCAAAGCCGCAGACGCTGCCAAAGGGCATGCGAAAGCAGCTGGCCAAACTCGCCCCCTTCGTTGAGGCACTGCGTAAACAGGGCTTCAAGGTGCTGGTGGATGAAGCAACCGGCAAAGTGGCCAACGAAGTAGGCGGCAACCATATCTCACTAAAAACGCGGGGAAGCGACGGGCGTGCAGCGGTACTCATTGGCATCGAGCGTTACAACGAGCTCCTGCTGCAGGACAACATTGCGCTGCCAGCAGAGAACAAGGGCGCATTTGAGATTCCAGACTCCATCGTTGAGGTGGAATACAACGCTAGCGGTGAAGAGGTCTATCGGATCAACTGGCGCGAGATACGCCCGGAGCAGGTACTAACCATTCTGTGCTGCTTCGCTGTGGGCTACAACAACGTGGCATCAGCGGACTACATCAATGCCATGACCGCCGCGACCGCAGAGCAGGAGCCGACCCTTATGGACACGCTTAAACGCATCATCGGCTATGAAAAAATCAAAGCCGCTGAAGCCGTGCCGGAGTCGCTGACCGGCAAGCGAATCAGTGACGAGGAACGTATCCTGTGAGTTATAACCGCCTTGACGATCGCTCAATTAGTGACGTGGTGCTACGCAGCCTCTTCCATCAGGAAGTGATCAAGCGATCCGCCTCATTCCACGAAGACAACCGCGACTACACCATCCGTCTTGACGAGATATTCCGCGCTGACCTGGCGGCATACCGCGCCTATGAAGGTAATGACGATCTGCGCTGGGTATTCCGTCTGTTATGCGGAATAGAGTCAGAAATGGAGCCGCTGCCAGCAGGCCAGACGCTTTCTCTGCCCGATATGGCGTGGCTGCGCGGGCGCATACGCGACTTTGCTGGTGGCAAGCCGGAGCTAATCAGTGGCTGATACTCCGTTTGCCCGCACACGGTCCGGGCGCTACGACACGGCAGGGCTTTCCTCCAAAGAGTTCTCCCGCGTCTTTGACCAGATTGATAAAGACCGCCGTAAATCCCGGCGCATAGCGCGGCGCACGCTCAACCCGCTGACCCTGAAGAACAAGGCGCTGGACGACATTATCGCCCTGGGCAAAAAGAAGTCCGGCACGTTCTTCACGAAAGAGGATCTGAAAGGGTTCGAAGCAAATCGCGCCGGCGCCCGCCAGCAGTTCAATTCTTCACAGGCAGGTATCACGTATGCGCAGCTGGTGGCCGGTAGTCAGCAGATCGACATTAAGCGCGCCAACAACCGGGTAGATGACGGAAGTGGCATTAAGCGCGCCACGCCCACGACGCTTAAACATAACGTCCTGACCGTTAGTGTGGAGGCGTCCGCCGCCTCGCTCGATAAGCATCACCGCGTGAAATTCCGCTTTGAAGAGTGGGATCAGCTGATAGAGGAAATCACCGATGCCAAAGACAGCGCAGCCAAAATTGCCAAGCGACTCTGCGCTGGCCGCGTCTCTTTTGATTGCGATTGTGGCCGTCACCAGTACTGGTATCGCTACATCGCCACAGCAGGCAATTTCGCGCTTGCCCCGCCAAAAGAGTACGCCTACCCCAAAGAGAAAAACCCGAATCTGAAAGGCGTCGCCTGTAAGCACGTCATTCACGCCTTCACCCGTCTGCAATCCGCCTCATGGCAGGTGCGCATCGGCCAGGCATTGCATAAAAGCGCCAGTAACAACGCCTATGGCGATGACCCGCGCAAAACCACTGAGCACTTCACTGACGCCGACAAAGCGAAGTTCAACCGCAACCGTAGTTCGCAGACGAACGTCGCCGCTGTTAAGCGTGAGCATGAGAAGTATCAGAAGCGCATGGGCGCGCTTGCGAAGCGCCTGGACAACGACGACGGGCGGATCGACAAACTGCGCGGCCAGCTGACCCGTGCCAAGAAGCTGACCGCAGCGCAGCGCACCCGCGCCGCGAAGAAGCAGGCGGAACTGGCGGACGAAAAGGCCAAAAACGCCCTTCTGCGTCAGCAGCTGGCAGACCAGGCGAAGATCCAGCGCCAGACGTTCATTGACGCCCTGGTGCTGAGCGGCACGCCCCGCGCCCAAGCCGAGAAGATGTTTATTGAATACGCAAAAAACCAGACAAAAGCAGGTAATCAGTAATGGGACGGTACGACGAATTTTTGGCCGACAATCCACCGACGATCAACGAGGCCACCAGCAGTGAAACAGAGCAACCCTCTTCCGCCGTCGATACGCCGGATAGCAGCAGCGCTGTTATCGATCTGGACGCCGCCGCGCCGACCGCCGCCTCGTCACCCGATGGCGATACCGCTGGCGGTCCTGATGACGCTAACAGCAATAGCAGTGAGGATCATGACCCGCTGAGCGCCCCGCTCCCGGACACGCTCGCGGCACGCGAACAGAGCACGGCGCTAAAGCCGCGCTACAAAGGCCACGCCTCGTTTAACAACATGGTCCGCCGCGACTGGATTAAAGCGATTGAGAGCGATTACAGCGCGTTTCAGGCGCTGCTATACCTGCCGGACATGCGCGACGTTGGCGAGGTGGACGATGAAACGGGCTTTGAACAGCCGTCGTTTACCGAGCTCAACAATAACCAGCGTCACCTGAGCTATGAGGATGCTGATCCGGTCATTGTCACGGTGCTGGATTGTCCGGACGAGCGCGAAAGTTTCCAGGTGCTCGATGCCGATGGCGAACAGGATGGATTTACTGACGACGTACTGATCCTGCGCATCGCCGCTGAAGGTGTGCCGGTTGGCTCAATCCTTGAGTGGAACGAAGAGATGGCCAGCGGCAACCTGGTACGCCGCTGGTGGTACGTTCACCGCATTTACGGCTTCGGTACGCAGAATGTCGGATCGCTTTACTACTGCATTCCTGCCCGCAATTTTGACACCACCAGCAACGGACGGATCGAATGAATCAGCTGCTTTCCCGCACCCGTGAATGGGTGACTACACGCACTGGAAAAGTGGAGAGTACCGGTTTTACTGCCGCCGACGCCGCCGTAGCGAAGGCGCTGAATGACGTATTCAGCAGCGCCGTCATAACCAAGCCGCGGGAGCATGAGCAGCGCTATAGCTCATTTCTGGCGCGAAAGCCGGAAGATCGTGTATTCGTCGGCAAGTTTGATGACGTCATGGATTTTCTGCGCGCCGTGCGCCAGGCGGGCGCCGGACGCCGCAGCGTGAAGGCGTCGGACATGCCAGACCTGAACCGTGACGCCCTGCCGCTGATCAACCTGTCTCGCGGGTTTGATATCACCTATGACAACAACGACCAGGAGATAGACCGCAACCTGGGCCAGTTTACCGACCCGTCACAAGGCGATATGCCGCTGGCCCAGATTGAGGCTACACAGGCCTCGCTCAATTACTCCATCACGCTGATTGCCAGTGACAAAGATACGCTGTCACTGATGTGCAACACGCTGGCCGCTAACTTCCGCTCCCGGCTCACCACTAACTTCACGGCGCAGGAAAAGCTGGTCCACTGGCCCGTTGAGATCAACTGCAGCATTCAGGACGCCAAAACCATCATGTTCAGCGATATGTCGCCGCCGTTCACCCAGGATCGGATTTACGCCTGCCAGGCGTCGCTGATTGTCATGGTGGATGTGCTGACCGCGCATGAAGTTGATGCCCGGAGCGTCCGCTATGACACCCAGCTGGCACCGGGAGGCAACTGATGGCTGATCAGCAAAACAAGCCTATGCAGTACTTCCTGCAGTCGGTCCTGCTTAATGGCGCGGAAATGCCGCGCAGCTGGATAACGTCCGTGATTTACATCGAGAAAACGTCGCTGACTGCGCCGCTGCTGGTACTGGAGACGCACGATCCAGCCGGAAAGCTGGTGGACGAAATGGGCGCCCGGTATGGCGCTGAGCTGGTGGCAGAGCTGGGCGACCCGACCGGGCAGCGCGGCGCGTACACAGAGACGTTTTTCGTGACGTCCGCGCCCGCCAGCGGTGACGTGGTGCGGATCATCGCCGTGTCAGCGGATTTGAAGCGTCTCAAAACCCCGTCTGCTCGCGTGCGACTGTATGCCGACCGCCAGCCGGGTGACGTCATGGCAGAGTTCGCTGGCAAAATGACGATTGAGGCTGATGCCTTCCGCAAAGCGATGACCTATCACCTGAATATGGGTGAGAAACCGTCCAGCGTGCTGCGCCAGATAGCTGACGATCATGGCGCGCTGGTGTGGTGCGCCCGCGGTAAGTTCTGCATGAAGGACATGGCAAAGCTAATCGGCACAAAGGCAGCATTTGTCTATGAGGCTAACAACCCCCAGGCGGCTTACACGATCAGCAAGCTGAGCAACATCAATCAGGATGCCGCCGCCACCAGCAGCCGGGACTATCAGTATGTCGGCTATTCCATGACAGAGGGCTACGTAGCCGTGGGCGATAAGACGAAGCCGGTCAAATACATTTCTGACGCCGACGTGGCAACGCTGACAAACATGGCGCGGGTGATCGTTCCCAAACTGGATATTGAGGTCAGCGGCAACGCGGACGTCACCGCAGGCATGGTTATTGGCGTGCAGATCCACCGCTATGACGCGGAAAACCAAGTAGACGAAACGTTACCCAAAAACTTTATCGCCATTGCGGTCATTCACCATGAGGATCGGATTGGCTACACCACGCGCATGATTTTAGGAGTACCCAATCAGTGAGTAAGCAGCGTGCCATTATCACGGCGACTAAAGACCCGTTGGGCCATATGCGGGCGCAGATCCGCCTTACTCCGCAGTGGGCTGATGTGGACGCGGATACCCTGCCCTGGGCTGAATATCAGCTTCCGATCGGCAACACGTTTATACCCTGTATCGTTGGCGATCAGGTATGGGTGGAGTTCCCTTACAAAGACGGCCGCGGCAATCCGGATACCCGGCGCCCGCTAATCACCGGCGCGGCGCAGTCTGCACCGGGCGGCGTGCCAAGCGTCGCGCCTGAAGCCTCCGGACAGGGTGGCGGGTATGAGCCGCCAGCTGTGGACGATGCGCCAGCGCGTCCTTCCCTGAATCCGACTACGGATTTTGTGTCGCACCGCAATAACCTATTGGAGATCCGGTCTGCTGGTGGCGGGTATGAGATTGCCAATACGGCCAGCGGTTCGCGGATCGGGATGAATGAGGGCGGGGATATTTACCTGCTGGGACCGGGCAATCTGGTAATCGACGTCGGCGGCAATCTGACTATTAAGATAGGCGGGAAAATCGTGTTCCAGTCTGGCGGAGCGTTCAGCGCAACCGCGGCGCAATTCGAGTTTAGTCAGTAATGGTTATCTTAAATATAAAAATTTATTTAGAATGTATTAACTCTTTTAGTTGAGACATTTCTGAATGAAATCCCCCTTCTTTAAAAACGTCATGGTCTACAGCCTGAACCGGGACATTCCGCTCGATGCGGAGGAACTGGAGCAGCAGCTGCAGACTATGGCGTTTTCTCCCTGTGCTGCGCAAGACATGGCTAAATCAGGCTGGATCAATGTGACGTCTGACAGCATGTTACTGGCTGAGAACGGTCAGTACCTGCTGTGCTGTCAGCATGAAACCAAAATCATGCCAGTCGCAACGCTCAATGATTACGTTGCCGAGAAAGTGGAGAAAATTGAGCGTGAGCAGGCGCGCAAGGTGCGCCGCAGTGAAAGAGTCAGCCTGAGAGACGAGGCGCTGTGTGTGCTTCTGCCGCGTGCTTTTTCACGGCGCTCTGAGTCGTACATCTGGATCGACAGCGTTAACAGCCGTATTTACGTTGACGCAGCCAGCGCTAAATCTGCTGAAGACATGCTGGCGCTACTGCGCAAAACCATCGGCTCACTGCCGGTTATTCCAATGATGGCCGCTAATCCTATTGAGCTGACGCTGACTGAATGGCTGCGCGCCGCAGAACTACCTGCCGGTTTTGCGCTGGGCGACGAGGCTGAGCTGGCGGCAATACTGGAAGATGGCGGCAAAATCCGCTGCAAAAAACAGGATTTGCTGAGCGACGAAATGCGTACACACATCGAGGCCGGAAAGCTGGTCACGCAGCTTAGCCTGGACTGGCAGGAGCGCATTTTCTGCCGCGTATCCGATGACCTGAGCATTAAGGGCATTAAGTACGCTGACATGCTCACCCAGCAGAATGATGATATCGACCGCGAGGATCAGCGCGCACGCATGCTGGCTGATTTTCTGCTCTTTACGTCTGAGTTTTCCAGCTTCTTCTCCGGGCTGGTGGAAGCGCTGGGCGGCGAGGCGAAGCGATGATCACCTATGGTTCCGTTTGCTCCGGCATTGAAGCGGCCAGCGTGGCGTGGGACGGGCTGGGATGGAAAGCGGCATGGTTCGCGGAGATTGAAAAGTTTCCCGCGGCCGTGCTGGCACACCACTATCCCGACGTCCCTAACCTGGGCGACATGACCAAAATTGCCGCTGGCGTTCGCGCTGGCTCTATCCTTGCCCCCGCTGTGATGGTTGGCGGCACCCCGTGCCAGGCGTTCTCTACCGCCGGACTCCGTAAAAGCCTTGACGACCCTCGCGGTCAACTCACCCTTGCCTATGTAGATTTAGCGAATGCCATTGATGAAAAACGAGTCTCAAACGGCGAACCACCAGCCGTCCACCTGTGGGAAAACGTGCCGGGAAGCCTCAGCACCGACGACAACGCCTTTGGATACTTCCTTGCCGGAATGGCTGGAGAAGATGAAGCGTTTGAACCAGGCCCACGACCTGAGCAAGGGAAAAAGGCCCTGGCTGGCGATGGAAAAAAAGCGACGGCAAGCATGTGGCGAAGTGGCCAAAGTCTGGTTGTGTTATTGGACGACAGCGCAAACTCGCCTGGCGACTGCTCGATGCCCAATACTTCGGAGTGGCCCAACGCCGCCGCCGTGTGTTCGTTGTCTCAAGTGCTCGAAACGACGTTGATCCCGCAGAAGTACTTCTTGAGTTCGACGGCGTGCGCCGGGATTCTCCGCCGCGCAGAGAAACGGGGCAGGCAGTTGCCCCCCTTACTGCTAACGGCTCTGGAGTCGGTGGTCCTGACTTCTCCCACGCCGCAGCCGGTCACTTAATTTCAGCATTTGGCGGCGGTAACTGCTCAGGTGCGCTTAACGTAGCCGCGTGCCTGACCGCAAAAGGCCAGCGCAATGATTTTGACGTAGAGACGTTTGCAGTGCAGAGCGCTACTGGCGAGGTAAGCCACACCCTTACAGCAGAAGGTCATGATGCGTCAGAAGATGGTACTGGGCGTGGTACGCCTGTCGTGGCTTTCTCTTCTAATGGACATGGCTCATTTGCTGAAGGGATTTCAGCATTAAGGGCTAAATCTGGCGCTGACCATGAAAGTATTGCAGTGCGCGTTATTCACGGCACACAGGATCCAAACCTACTAAATAACTTGGCTCATACCATCGGATGCAATCAAGGGCAGGAGAATGTCATATTGGCGTTCTCTTCCAAAGACTACGGGCAGGATGCGGTAGAGGGCATATCTCCAACTTTACGGGCAGGCGGGCATGCTGAAAGCCATGCTAATGCTGGCGCGCCACCAGCAGTGGCTTACGGCTTCCAGACTCGCATAGCGCGTAATGGCCGCGGCAACATGGCTGATGTTTGCCATGCGCTTAGCGCTGAATCCGGGGAAACGGGCAAAGGTGACGCAGCTCCCTGCGTGGCCCGCTGCGTAGAGCATGCTGCGTTTGCTGAAAACACCCGTGGCGAGCTCCGGTTATTCAATGGTGATGGCCAGATCACCGGCGCACTGTCAGCTGGTGGAGGTAAACCCGGCCAGGGCTTCCCGTCTGTAGTCAGTCACTGCGAAGTTCGCCGTCTTACTCCAAAGGAGTGTGAGCGTCTGCAGGGCTTCCCGGATGGCTGGACCCTGATCCCGGAAAAGAAGCGCAATATACTTGCCGCTGATGAACTGGCATACCTCCGCCTGATGCACCCTGATATGCCGGAAGAAGAGGCGCACCGGCTGGCGGCTGATGGTCCGCGCTATAAAGCGATCGGTAACTCTATGCCCGTGCCGGTCATGCGCTGGATTGGCAATCGTATTGCTAATCAAATCATGTTGGTGACTGGCGAAATTGAGACTCAGCCAGCTGCCCTCCCCGCTCCGCCTGCCGCAAAGAAAAAGCGTGCGCCGGCGCGCAAGATTGCAGACGACAAATACCCCCGTTCATTCCTGAAATGGGCGGGCGGTAAATACTCTGTACTGGATGAAGTGCTGGCAATGCTTCCTGCTGGCGACCGTCTCATTGAGCCCTTCGTCGGCAGCGGTACGGTCTTTATCAACGCAGGCTTTAAGCGCAACCTGTTGGGTGATGTTAACCCGGACCTGATTAACCTGTTCAATCAGTTGCAGGGCAATCCTGATGCCGTAATTAAGACGGCCTACCAGCTGGAGCGAGGCTGCATATCCGGTAAGGCACATGATGCAATCCGGACCGAGTTTAACGGGCGCGAGGCACACGCTGTACGCCACGCAGCGCTTTTCCTCGCGCTAATGCGCACCAGCTACAACGGTTTGTGCCGGTACAATCAAAAAGGCCTGTTTAACGTGGGCTGGAATAAAAAGGGTGAAGCGAACTACTTCCCGATGGATGAACTGGCGCACTTCACCGGCATGCAGAAAGAAATGACGTTCATGTGTGCCGGATTTGAGGATGTGATCGCGCAGGCGGGTGAAGGTGACGTAGTGTTTTGTGACCCGCCGTATGAGCCTCTGCCGGACGAAGCCGGGTTTACGGCCTACAGCGGCACCTCTTTCACGTTCGCGGATCAGGTGCGGCTGGTGGAGTGTCTGGTTGCAGCGCGGGACCGTGGGGCGAAGGTGGTAATCACAAACAGCAGCGCGCCTGCCATTCTGTACCTGTATATCAGCAATGGTTTCAGGATCACCCCATTGGCCACACGCCGATCTGTATCCTGCAAAAGTGAGACGCGCAAAACGGTCAACGACATAATTGCCGCTCTCTAAAACGAACGAAACCCGCTTTATGCGGGTTTTTTGTCTTTGCTGGACTATCAGCAGAGCACGTATTTTTGATGCCAATTTTTATTGGAGTGTCATTGATGATCAATGGAACGGTCTGCCACTGTTTACAGCCAGTAATCAGCGAGTATTATTGATGATGTAATGTACAGGGAGATAAAAATGGACGCAGTCTTGCTTGAAATGATGCGCTCAGGTGGAAGGAATAAAGCCTGGGCTGAAACAATGGTCAACCTTGAAGCCAGAAAGCTGATCAATACAGCTAACAGGCTGTCAGCCTTACATCTTAACGATGGTCTTACCCGGATGCAGTTTGTCCAGGAAATAAAATCGGTTGTTGATAAGCAGTTTGCCGCCGCCCGACAAGCAAAATCTGATGAAGAATGTCTGGAGTGCGTTAAACAGCTTAGATCTGAAACAGAAAACCTTGAAGAGCAAGGAAGATTACTGCTCACAAAGGCAGCACAACTCTATGCCAAAGTGGAGTTTGTTCGCGAAAACAACAAAATTGTGGGTTACATGATTTCCGCTGTTCATGTCGCGCTTTCAAGTTTTTCTGTTGTCGGCGGTGCTTTGATGATCGCGACAATGACACCTGTTGGCATACTGGCTGGTGCCGTTCTCGTTGTTGACGGGGCTAATGGCGTGACCAAAGAATTTATTACCAACCTGTCTGACGTACAAACAGAAGGAATTATTGCCGATGGTGCAATGCAGGCTGCAAAATACATGGGATTTAAACCAGAGTCAGGACTGGCTTTCTACAATACGCTAACACTCTCAGCCAGTGTTTACAGCGTTTGGGGGCTGGCGAGAAAGCCTGCCGCATGGCGGCTTTTCAAATGGATGCCCCGCGATTACTTCCGTAAGATTGACACCATGAGCCGTCCAAAGCTGACCATGAAAATAATCGGATGGGGTGTAACGGCTAAGGTGACATTCGATTTACTCAGCGTAAGTGATCAATCACGCTAAGCCTTTTTTCGACCGCCAGTAGCGCCATGATTTCCAGGCCAGAACTGGCGGTTGAATAAACGTCACAATGACTGCACAGAACAGCAGAGATAAGCCTCCCCCTAAAATGTATGGTTTAGTCGAGAAACAAAGAAGAAATACAAATACTAGCGTGAAGGCTGAAACGATCCATAACAGGACTCTAAATCTGTTGCTTAACTCCACTACTGCTTCGTCCAGCGTTCCACCATAGCTTTCAATATTATTTTTGATTATTTTCAAATCAGCATCAGTAAAACCGGACTTCAATAACTCTGATTCATTAACTGTCATGGTGCTTTACCTTTCATCCTTAAAACGTTAAGTCATTCTAACGCAATTATATACGTGCATGACTCTCATACATCAACTTCCTTTGGCACTATAAAGGACTTCCGGACCATGTAAATGAGTCAAGAAACCGCCAAATCTTAGGTTAGCTTCATCCCGGTATCCCAGAAGGCTGGTAGTGATTCTGCCGGAATGCCTCGCGGTGTTTTTAGCAACTGCAGCGCCTGATCCATCGTGATGTGCTCACAGGCATACTCACGGAAAAGATAGCCAATAAGCCCTGCCGCCTTTGCTTCTCTGGCTCTTACGTTGTAAGCAGTCTGACATTCAGCACTCACACGGCTGGTTTCTTTGAAATAGTAGTCTCTCGCTCTCGCGTAATCATCTGTGCAGGCCACCAGCACATTTCCTGCGATCACTTCATAGCGCCCCTGGCAGTCTTCTCCGCAGTCCAGTAGCTGCACGCCCGTTCTTTCAGAAGATGCCAGTACGGTTTTCTGAATAGGCAAATTAGCATCGGTGATCATTCGTCCGTAAACATCATTCATTTCGCATTCCTTTTCTTCAATAAGTGATGGCGCAACCTGCCGTGAAGCCAGACTATACGGGAAAAGTGGCGAAAACTTAAAGTTATTTTTATGAAAATTTTATACTTTAAAATCTAATGCAAATGCTGCAGCTCACCCTTCTAAATTACAAACCCTCTATTCTCCTCGCTCGTTTAACCAGATCGGATGGATTATGAGCAACCGTAAGCCCACGCATTTTGAACTATTCCACAACCTGAACATGGCGTTGCGCGAAGATCCGCAGTTTCAGTATGAGTACAACTACTCGCGTGAAACGCGGACGCTGATTGAAACGCCATACTGGCGTCTCACCCCCTCACAGCGCACCACTCGTAACTCAATGATTGAGCAGACGATGGCGAACGCCACGGCGGAGGATACCCGCGTGCGCATGATGGCCATGCGTCCGGAACATCGCTACATGCTGATCCCTGCCTACATCTGCCAGGCAGCGACTGAGTTCTATATGGACATGAAAGATTCACTGTCCGACGAGCCAGCAACCATCGAGCTTATGCCGGTAATGTGGTCTGCGATCTACGCGCTTAATTTGGGACGCGATATGTCTACTGACGCCTGGAGCGAAATGTCTCCGGCAGATCAGCAGACGCAGGCCAAGTGGGTTGAAAAGGTACTGAGTACCGTCAAGCTGTCGCGCTTTATCACTGATGCAAGCCGCGCCGTCTGGCTGGCCTTGTTCGTGACATTCAGTGATATCCCTGATGACTTCTATGAACTGATGGAGTCGTGATGACCAGTAAGGCGCGCTCCGGCGCCGGGGTGGCCTGATGCCTGCTGCCGGTACGCTGGATTCCGTTTGCTCCGGACACGGTGCCTTCCCTCCGCGACAGACTGCAGAGGCTGACGCGGGGCTAACCATCAACGGTAAGGCCGTGCTGGTGGACGGTAAGCTGTTTAAGGACCACACAGACGGTAAAAGCACCCACAACGGCAAGGCGGTATCTGGCCGTCCGTGGTTCACCATCAATGGCAAAGGCATTGTGTGCGTTGACGATCAGGTTTCATGCGGATCAACAGTCGCAACAGGCGATGCCGGATTCCAGGTGAATTGATTGCCCTCACTCTCATGCACGCAGCCGTCATGGCTGCGCTTACACAGGAATAATCATGTTCAGTGAAATCACCCTCACCGGCTGGCTGAAACGTGCTGTCGCGGTAGCGCTCTGCGCGGCTCTACTGATGCTGGGCCATAAAGGGTACGTGACCGTTACGGATCACTTTGCGCACGTCGCGGAGCTGGAATCAGCCAACACCACGCTAATCACCAATAACAAAACGCTAACCGGCAATAACAGCACGCTGAAAACCGCGCTTTCCGATCAGCAGGCGCAGCTGGCCACGCTGCAGCAGACACTGGCTAAGCGGGAAAAGGACCGCCAGGAATACGTGCAGAAGCAGGCCGAGCTGGAGCAGGAATTAGAGAAACTTAAAGAGGATAGTCAGAATGAAATTGATGAGATCAACCGTGCGATACTGCTTGCCGGTGTTAATCATACTGCTTTGCCTGCCAGCGTTATTCGCATGCTCCGGGACAAAGCCCGTGCAGTTAACACCCGAAGTCGTGACGGTCACAAAGCTGGTGGAAGTGCCGCCTCAAAAAGCACAGGCCTACCAGCCGTGCCAGGTGGATGAAAACATACCCGGATTCACCGATCAGCTGCCTGCTTATGTGGCGGGGATCCTGACAATAGTCGATGAATGCAACCGGCGAAACAGCCTAATTTCAGACCATAATCAGACGCTATAAAAAACCGCCCATTTGGGCGGTTTTACTTTATGCCTCAGCGACTTCTCCGGCCTGATTTTCTATCATGTAGCCCGCTGCCACTTCCGGCCCGCCTATCTCCAGCATAATTTTACGCATACCCGCCGCCAGGGAACCGTCACCCTGATTAACCAGAAATTCACGCGCCGCTAATGGCATGTAAATGGACGCTGTTACCGGGTTGTGCATCTGCTGCGTATTGCCTGCCCTGCGCCAGCGCGCCATACCCCGGATAGCGTCGTTCTCTAACGTGGGGCATGCCTCCATGATGATTTCAGCGCCGTACATGATGACGATCTGCTTAGCCAGCGAACGTGGCTCTTTCTCGCTGAGCAGATAGTCCAGATGGAGACGGGCGTCGCGCTGGCTTCCGGTCGATAAGGTGTGCGATTTGGTGCCGTTGGCGTACTGAAAATAGAGCTTATAAGACATGAGGTTTACCAGTGGTCAATTACATGCCGGAAAGGTACATCAAAAAATAAAATTTATCCTTAGAATTTAAAATCTTTTCTTGCCTCTCTCACATCGCAAAGTACAAACCGCATAAATTTGCCTCGTCAAAGATTCCCTCGCAGCCGCGCCCTGAAAAAAGGGCTGAATTGTGAGCAAAGATATTACCCCTGCACGTATGCGTGAGCAGGACATCATGACCCGCGCCTCGCGTGTCATGGCTTTTACCGTTGATGCACAGCGCAATGCTTCTGGCGCAATGATTTCTGACCGTGGCGAAATGTCTGTAAACATTGGCGCAGCAGCAGGCCGTGACCCGATGTTTGAAGGCGTTAACCCTGAGTTCTGCCGTATTGTTGGCACCGCCTGGGCGTCGAGCATGATCGAGTATAAAGAGCGTCATGGTCACTACCCACCAGCTGACCAGCTGGCGAACGCCAGCCGTGCGCTGGAAAACCTGATGATCGAATCAGCCCTTGAAAAGCATGAAGGCAACGGCAAGGCGATGTTTGAGTCTGTCGCAGCTGACATGCGTACTTCTGATGGCGTGATGCGTCAGGCGCAGTTTGCCGCGCTGATCCTGCCTGCGGTGCTGGGCGCAGCCACCAGTGATGCGTGTACCTTTGTTCCGTGTGAGCGCGATGAAGCGAAGATTTACGAGCTCCTGAACGTCGCCGGTACTAAGTTCGGCTCTTTTGAGCAGGGCGACGAAATGCACATGCAGTCTGCAGCTGTGTACTCACAGATGAAGCGCCTGTATCCGTTCCCTGCCGCAATGCAGCCGGATGGCACCAAGAAAACCTTCACTTTCTCAATTAAAGCGGTTGAAGGCGCTGATATGCCGATCCGTGCTGGCCGCGCCAAACTGCTGATCAACCGTCGTCCGGGCAAAGTTGATGACGGCGACGGCAACCTGTATTTCTCCGATAAAGACGTTAAAGGCAACGCGTTTGCGGCTACCTGTAAGGTCGATTACGAGAAAGGCACCATCGCTGTCACCTTCACAGATGCACCGGCTAAAGGTACTGAGCTGGCGGCACAGGTTGAGATCAACGTTGAGAAATCACCAAGCCTGATCCCGGTTATTAACCAGTCCATGCGTGAGTTCACCGTTAAGCCGTCACAGTTCGTGATCGCATCTGAGCACACTGTTATGGCCGCGTCCGATCTGAGCCGTGAGTTTGGTATCAATCTGTCCTCAACCCAGTTCACTGCTATGCGTAACTGGCTGAGTCATGAGCAGGACATGATGCGTCTGCGCACGATGGCATTCCATGCTGTCTATGGCCGTGAGTTCGACGTGGCATTGCCGGAAGGCCAGACCTACGAATCGTGGGTAGGCCTGATGAAACATGCTGTCACCCAGCTGAGCACCGACATGGTGAACCGTACCCGTAAAGCCGGTATCCGTGGCGGTTTTGCTGGTGGTGAGGCGGCAAACTTCCTGAAGAGCCTGCCTGCTAACGTATTCCAGGCTGACCCTAACTTTGTGCAGTCACCGTACATCCAGCGTATCGGTACCCTGTTCGGTATCTACCAGATCTTCGAAGTCCCTACTGCTATCTGCGATCAGTTCGTGTTAGACGGCGTGGCGCTGGGTAAAGAAGACATTCTTTTCTACGGCCGCGGTGATTCCATCGGTGACGCAGGTCTGATCGCTGGTGACGCTGTTCCAGCCATTCCGTATGTCCACGAAACCAACCCGTCGCTGGTCAACCGCACCACGCTTTGGGGTTCTTCTCTGAACGAGCTGCACCCGCGCAATGGTGAAAACTACTTCGCCAAGCTGACCCTGACCAATACCAAAGTCGGCGCTTACAGCATGCTGACTGGTAAGAAGATCGAAGGCGAAACCGCACCTGAAGCAGCGGCAACCGGCACCGGTACCGGCAGCTAATCCCCCTTAACGCCTCCGTTAAGGGGGCATTTCATGGACATTTCACATGAATAAGATTCGTTTTTCTGTGGGCCAGGCGTCCGGCATTGCGGTGCAGGAAGTCAACGCTGATGCGACGACTTCCGTTGCATCTGGCGGCGCGTCCGTCTTTGCCGGTCTGGTCATTGCCCGCCGCGGCAAAATCGGCGCTGTCCTGCGCGTAACCGCTGATAACTATGAGTCAGTGCTGGGTGCAGCAATTCATCCGCGCAGCGGCGCTGCATTTGAACCACTGCGCCATGTAGCGACTGCCGTTAACGGCGGTGATGGCTATCTTGTTCGCGTGGCTGCACCGGGTATGAAGATCCCTGCCCTGTCTCTGATGGCTGACAAAACCATGCAGCAGCTGAGCGTTGTGGCCAGCAACTTTGCTCCGTCAGCCGATCCGGCTCTGGCGGCAGGCGCTGCGGCGATGATTTACATCGAGGATGGCGACGCTTCAGCTAATCGCACCCTGAGCATGGAAGCAGACACAACGGCACCGGGCTTCTACATCCTGACGCTGAAAGAAATTGACGCAGCTGGTGGTGAGTCAGTGCTGGAATCTCACCAGATTTCATTCAATACCAACGCCACCAGCGACATGGGATCGCCTGCCTTCCTGCCAACCGCATTGGAAAATGGCTCGACTCGCCTGCGCGCTCTTGTAGCGGATGACGTTGAAACCCAGATGCAGCAGATCACCGAAGGCTTCGAAGATATGCAGTTTAGCGGCGGCACTGATGGCGACCTGTCAGCTATTGCCACGGCGGACTACACCAAAGCCCTGACTGTCCTGCGTAAATCCATGTTCACCTGGACGGCGGTGCTGTCGCTGGGCTGCTATGACCCGACCGTGATCGCGGCGCTGGTCAAGCTGGCTGAAGACACCCGTACCGACATGTTTTATGACGTGCATGGCGCGCAGTTGTCGGCAGCAGCAATGGCCGAAGCGCTGAGCCACGGTCTCGGCGGTTCCCACCAGCCAGCACGCTACTACTGGCCGTATACCGCCCGCGACGCATTCACCGGCACCAACGTTAACTGGGGTATCTCCTGTGATGCGTTTGTGGCGAAAGCTAAAGGTGTGGCGTTGGTCTCCGACGTCGGCGGCTGGCATTACTCACCGGCTGGCGTGTCACGCGCAATCATCAACCGTCAAAACATCAAGCCTATCCCGAACCTGGATGAGATCGACCGCGAAGCATTTGTCACTGCGCGCATCAACCCGGTCAGCCTCGACAAAGCCGGGAACATGTATATCGACGACTCCCTGACCACGTTCGCCAAAAACAACTACCTGCGCCTGCAGCACATCAGTTCGCTGATGAACGCGATCGCACGCGGTTTTTATGACGTGGCAGAAGCGCTGAAGCATGAACCGGACGGTATTACCTTCAAAGGCCTGACTGACGGCTTAACCGACCTGCTGGAGCGCTTTGTTGCCGCTGAAGCACTGGTTAAGCCGCGTGACGTCACGCAAGGCACCCAGCCATTCGTTGTCTCCGTCGTGCAGAAAGATATCGACCTGTGGGAAGCATCCTGGTCTGTCTGCCCTACCGGCTCTTCACGCCGCATCGTCGGCAAGCCAACGCTGTTCCGTTAATAGAGGAAATTATGAACAACATTTTTAATCACAACGCGCATGGTCTGCTGGGTGCGGCATTCGAAGCACCAGCTCCGGCTGGAGAGCCAGCCGTAAAAGATTCCATGCTGGAAAGTGCGGGTTTAGGCAACGCTGCATCGGCGCGCATTGTGGCGATGTTTGAGGCTGTAGAACGTCGCGCTGGCGAAGATACCCGCTCAGTAGCCGCTTCCCTGCTTGCGGGCTGGGTGGCCGATGGCGAAGCCGATTCTGACAGCTTTGAAGCGCTGGCACTGGTGCTGGCCGGTCTGGATTCACTGTCTGACGACGACGATCTGGATGATGAGCAGGTAGACGCATTCAACGACGCGCTGGGCCAGCTGGCGAACGCCGCCGTTGCCCTGGGTGCAGATCAAGATGACGTCACCAGCATGATCGACGACGACGACGACAGCGCCGCTGAGAGCGTTTTCGAGGCGCTTTCCGGCCTGGCAGACGATGACGAAGCGATCGCAGATTACACCGTGGCTGGCGGTGAAGGCGGCGAAGCCATGCTGGAATCAGCGACCTTCAAAGCCGTGCGCGACGGCGTAGTTACGCTGATCCGCAAGCGTCCGAAGAAGCGCCGCATGACGTCGCTCCAGAAACAGGCGCTGAAAAAGGCCCGCACGAAGGCGCATAGCTCAATGGCAAATGCGCACCGTAAAAAGTCGATGAAACTGCGTAAGAAGCGCGGCCTGTAAGGGATAGCAGCCGGGTATTCCCGGCTGCAATGAGGATAGCGCGATGATCTGCGGTGCAATCATGCCGGATGGAGTCAGCCCCTTCCTGAAAGTCTATATCACGTCAGAAACGTCGATGGTTGTGGGCTACATCGGGGAAGGCTCTACAGCCAGCATTGAATCCATGTGGGAATCCCCGTTTGCCAACGACTCACTGGGCGGCGTCGCCGGTGCAGTGAGTGCTGCTGGCGGCAAGCTGGCGGGCGGCGTACAGGCGGTGAGCGGCAGTACATCAAAGTCGGACTTCAACTCCCTGCTTATCTGGGAAGGCCAGCAGCCGCCTGAGTTCAGCATCGTTGTAGACCTGATGGCCACGATGAACGCAAAGGTGGAAGTGATGGACGCGATCATGACCCTGCAGCAGATGGCCTCACCTGAACTGAACGCCGCGCTGCCGGGTGGCCGCCGTCCTCTCCCCGTGATTATGGACGTTGGCCGTCGCCTGAAGCTGATGGACGTGGTGATCCGAAGCGTCGGCTACCAGTTGGACGCGCCACGCACTGCGGACGGGCATTACACACACAACACCGTCACGCTTCAGTGCTCCGGCCTGAGCGTCCAGAACCAGTCTGATATTCCATATATGTTTATCTGAGGAACAAATAATGTCCGGATTTTCCAACACGAAAGCCGACACGGCTTTTCTGAAAAAGCGCTTTAACCAGAACCTTGCCGCGGGTGAAAAACTTATCGGCTCTGAGTACTGGATGACCGTTAAAGGCTACCCAAACCTCTCTATTCTGATCCGTACCACGCAGCTGCCGGAAATGGCCCGTGAGGACGTTGAAGACGTGGCACCAGGTGGCATGAAGTTTAATCAGCATGGTTCTATTAAGAACTCTGGCGAGTTCCAGATGACCTGTGTTGAAACCATCAAAGGCGACGTGTTTGCAGCGGTCCGCAAGATGGTGCTTAACAAGGAATATGTGGATCTCACGTTTGCTGCTGCAGCAGAGTCTAACGGCGGTGACAGCGCTGGCCTGACCCGTAGTTACCTGCATTGTAAGGTGTATTCAGATGCCGTGGATTTTGGCTCTGAAGACACTACTGCAGCTGTGAAGATGCCGCTGCGCGTTGTTTACAACTGGGCTGAATAATCATGACGCCGGTCGAACTGCTTGAGGCCGTGAAAGCGCGCTTCACGACGCTGCTGGTGGATGAAGAAGCGCTGTTAACCAGCCTTCTCCGCCAGGCTCTCGGCGTTTATCAGGATCGGGCAGGTGTACCAGGCCGTAAACGCATTGAGAAAACGGGGGGCGCAAGCCTCCCTTTTCCGTCTGATTACCTGTCTCTGGTAAACGTGAATGACTTCAATGGCGCGCTGGTGTATGCCGATCCCTACGATTCAACCATTGAGCTTGAGCTGACTGGCCGCGAGAAATGGCCGTTTACCCTGCTCTACTTTCGCAATATCCGCGACTGCGATTACGAAAAAACGCAGTTACCTGCAGACATTACCGGGCTGCTTGAAGACTACCTGGAAGTGCTGATTGCTATCCCGAACGTAGAGCGCCTGCGCCGTTTGCACATCGCCGGGAAGTTTGACGCATCCTTTCTGCCGGACGAGGCCACGCTCCACCAGCGTAAAACCGATCTGGAAATGCAGATCTCCACAAGCCGGGCAATCATTCCCGCAATGAGCACCTGGTAAGGGGGCGCTATGAGCTTTTTTAACGGTCTGGCTGGCAACATCAAAGGCTTTGCCACCAGCACGGCCAAACAGGCCGGAAGCAATCTGATCTCCAACATCCTATCCCGCGCCTCCGCCAGCATGAGCGGCGGCGCCGGCGCATCGTATGCCGGTCTGCCGCCAGAGCTGGCCAACGCAAAAACAATACTGGAAATGGCTATGCGCATCCGTTACGCGCAGGGCTGGCAGTGGAACATTGAGATAGATGGCTTCTCCCGCGTGGACATGTACGTGAAAGATATCACCTACAGCACGGGCAATGTTGAGACTGAAAGCAAGCTGATTGGCGGTAACGAGTTTGTGAAGCCCACTCACGTTACAGCGGGCTCGGTCTCGATGACCGTTCGTGATAACGAGGATGGCGAACTTCTACAGAAGTTTAAGGAGCGCCGTGCGCGGATCCATAACGGAGACGGCACCTTTAATCTGCCGCCAGCCTACCTCCTTAACATCCGGATCTACCGCGTCTCACAGGACGGGCGCGCCACGCTTGAAGAGGAAATGAAAGGCTTTATCACCACTATCGGTGAGATCTCCCGCGCCCGTGATGCCGTAGGCGAGTTTGCCACCATTCCGGTGACGTTTGTGAAGTACACCAGCGCGGGAAGTCTCGCAAACGGATTGCTGAAAGGAGTAACCGGGGGAATTACAAACCAGGTTCAATCATCCGCATCAAACCTCATTAAATTCTGAAGGACAACACAGTGATCATTCCTCCACTGCCGCTGGCGTCGCGCCCTGCTACTGAAATCATCTTCCGTCAGCCCGTGATCGAAGACGCACTAAAGTACTGCTCTCCCGACGTGCTCGGCGACGAGCGGCGCGTTACGGAATACCTGAATGCACTGCAGGAAGGCCCGATTGATGATAGCCGCGACTGGACCGCACAGGAACGACGTACTGCGCTGTGGTGGATCATGATTAACAGCCGCGCTGATAACCTGGAAGCGTTTCACTACAGCTGTGAGCACTGCCAGGAGCTTCACACCTATGACTTTGATCTAAGCGAGTTGGCGGAGACCGTTGAGCTGCTGACCATTGCGCCCTATGAGCGTGTGAATGTCCCGGTCAATGGCGTGCCGACTGAGTGGACGCTCAAGCCGCTGACCGGTCGCGGGCAGGAAATGCTGGAGCGTATGCGCGCCGGTCTGCCGGATGCCGACGCGCCGGATTATGAAGCCGCCATTATGCGCATGCGCATCGCGGAGTTCGCGCTTTGTACCTCATTAGATGACGATCCGGAAGACTTTGAAGAGGCCGCAAATCGCCGCTTCGACATACTGAAAAGCATGACTCCCGATCTCGAGTTCGCTCCGCTGGTGGCTCACATTCAACTGATGCAGCGCAACCTCCGGCACGGCCTGCTGATGCAAATCACACAGGGTGAGGTTCGTCTCCTGCTCCCGCCATGCGCCTGCGAAAAGGAGGGCATGCAGATGAACACGACTCAACTGTTTATCCCATTTCGCTCTGGATTTTTTGTTCCACGATTTTCCCCTCAGTGGATGGCTAACCATCATTGACAACCTGACGCTGACAGCCCGCCAACCCGTAGGCGACGTTGACGCACTACCTTTATGGCGCGCTATTCAGATGAACAACACGCTCACAGAGCAGTTGAGAAGAAGCAGAAGCGGATCTGAATGAAGAATTTCCAGGAATTAAACCAGATTATTGACGCAATTGAGCATGCCAGCCATGACCAACTAAAGGAAATGGCTCTTATACGTCAGGAAATATCAAAATTACTCCCTTCTCAACCTTCGAATAACCGCCAAGAGACTACAGGGATGCGTGTTACACGATCCCTTTCTCGGAGAGGAGTTGAAGGAAGAAAAGAACAAATCGATCATAAAATTGACGCTTCAAGAGACAAAAATAAGACAGAAAGTGAAATAAATTTACCTACAGAAAATAAAGACTTTTCAAACGTAAAAAAAACACGTTCAAATGCTGATAAATCACCTTCTAAAGGAAATAAAAATAAAAATTCTGTGTCTTTAGATGCCTGGAGGCAGTCTAAAGGGATAGTAAATGAAGAAAAATTACCTTTGAAAGGTAATGGAAAAATCAATTTTAGTGTTTCTGGTGGCGTTTCAAGTGTCAGAAATGTACGTTCTGTTCGTCAGTCGAAAGCTGATTCAGAAGTGGACTCTGATAGCCGAACGGCAGAGGGAAAAACACTTGGTCGTGATGCTGGAGGTCGCTTTAAAGCACGTACAGATTCTGCCGCTGCGTCAGCTGCAACTCAGGAAAAAAATGCGCGTCGCGCTGAGCAAAAACAGCAGCAGGGATTTTTCCGTTCACTGGGGAGCATGCTGGAATCTGCCACTGAAACGAACAGCGATAGTATGTCTTCAGGCGCAGACATTGCTGGCACGGCTGCCGGTGGTCCGCTCTGGATGATGGGTAAAGGCATGTATGACATTTCTGCCGAAGTTGGTAAGAACGTCGTTACGCTAAAAAACTTCATGCAGGGTAAAACGGAAGGCAACGCTGCGCTGAAAATGGAGCCTCCATTAATTCATCCACCTGTAACTACCGAAGCCAGAACGCCACCAGCAATCGGTAAGCCAAAATCCGCAGACGGTTTTAAAAACGCTCAACAGGCTAAGGCTATCCAGGTCACGCAGGAACAAACCAAAGTTATCGCCGCCAATGACGATCGCATTGTGGATGCCCTGGACGACGTGCGCGAGGAAGTTAAAAAGCTGTCTCATACGTCCAGCAAAGGCGCTGGCGGGCTGATGGACTCGCTGATTCCGGGTAGGCGAAAACGCCGCGGCCGTAAACGCGGACCTCTGTCAGCTGCTGCTGATGTGGCTGATATAGCCGGAGATCTGCTGCCGGACGGTAAAGGCAAGCCGGATGCCTCTAACCCCAAGCCAAAGCCGAAAAAGAAAGGCCTATTGGCAAAGGCAATGGAAGTGCTGAAAGGCGGCAAAAAGGCGGCAACGGTCGCCGGTGCAGCGGCCACAACTGCTGCTGCCGGTGCAACTATTGCCGCTGGAGGTGTGACTGGAGAAGAACTGTCTAAAGCTGGCGAGAAAGCTACTCAGACTGCAGCTGAGAAAACAACGGAAAAGGGCGGGCTGAAGGTTGCAGGTAAAGTCGCTGGTAAAACTGCGCTTAAAGCGATCCCATTGGTCGGGACCGTTATCGGCGCGGGCATGGACGCATACGAAGGGTACAACGACACAGACGGCCAGCAGAGAGCCTTTGGTCTTAAAGGAGGCGATACCGTCAGCGGCAAGCAGAAGAGCGAGTACACAGCCGCCAACGTGCTGAATATGGGCGGGCTGGTATCTGGTGCATCCGGCCTGCTGGCGTCCGGCGCTTCTGCGCTGGGTATGAACGGGGTTGCGAAATCACTCACGTTTGATACCGGCGATATAGCTAAGGGACTGGATACGGGGCTAAGCAAGGTAGGTGACATGTTCAGCGCCTTCTCAACCAGCGCGTCGGGCGTCTATGACAAGCTGACCGGTACCAGCGCTGAGCAGACGAAAGCGATCACTGATGGCACTACCAAAACCGTCACGGCAATTAACCGCCTGGGTTCACAGCTGCAGGGTGGCGAGTGGGGCGAGGACGGCGTAGGTACGCAGGGCAAAAGCACTGCTGATTATGCCGACGTGGCGCAGAACAGCATTGGCGCTGATCTCAATGTGGGTGGCGCAAATGCGAAGGTTCGATCATTCCGTAACAACAATTTTGGCAATCTGAACTATGTGGGGCAGGAGGGCGCAAGCCTGGAGGCCAAAAACGGTAAAGGTGAAGCGCGATTTGCCAAATTTAACACGCCGGAGGAAGGATTCAGAGCGCTGGCGAATCAGCTGACCAGCTATTCAGAAGGCACCTCTAAAGCTGCCGGATACCAAAAGCTGAATACCGTACAGGACATTATCAAGCTGTATGCGCCGGAGAGTGAAAACAATACGTCACAGTATGTGGATTCGCTCTCGAAAAAGCTGGGCGTGCGTGGCGATCAGCAGCTGGACCTCAAAGATCCCAAAGTCATGACGCAGATGATGCGCGGTATTGCCACCATCGAGGGCGGTAATCCGCAGGTCACGAACGATTTCATGATGAACGCCATTGGTCACAATGAAAATGGTAAATGGGTCGGCGGGAAATTTAGCGATGAATCCCTGAAATCTGTGAATGAAGCTCGTGCGAAGCAGGGGCAGGCACCTATTGCAGCAGACTCGCTTTATTCTGCTGGCGAAAAGGTGAAACTGACAGCGGGCGCGGTGGCACCCGCCGCCGCACTGGCACCAATTTCCGCACCTGTGACAGCACCCGCAGTAGCAGTGCCAGCAGTCGCCCCAACAGCGCCCACGGTCTCGCAGGTTGCTGCAGCAAAGGAAGCCGACAAGAACAAGCCAGCCAGCGGCGCAGTAGAGAAAATCAAACACGCCGGCGCTGGCGCATGGAGCCAGGTCAAAGCGCTTAATGAGTGGGCTGATGGGAAAGTGCAGGGCGCAACTGAATCACTGGGTGTGGCCGGTATGTCCCGTAAACGTCCCACCAGCGGCCTGTCCCTGCCTGCTGGCGAATCACTCCCTGCTGGTCTCCAGCTGGCCGCACTGTCACCGGACCAGATAGCCAGCCGTTCACGTCCTGCCGTCACATCCCACGTCTCAACCGGCAGCGTACGCGCCCGTCCCGGTTCTGCTACGTCTGAAACGCCGATCACTGTGGCCAGCACCCAAACACCAGCCACACCGGCTGAAGGCAACGGGCTGTTTGATCGCATGCTGGGCGGTGCAAAAGACGGGGTAAACGCCGTCAGCGCCTCGATCATGCCCGCTATCAGCGACACCTTTAGTCAGACTCTTGGGGGCTTCAGCGGCAACGACATGGTAAGCAGCGTGCTGGACCAAGCAGGCATTTCTGATCCGGGCATTCTGCGCGCCATTTCTCCGCTTACAAGCAAAGCTGGTGGCTGGCTCGACAGCGGAACAGAGACGCTGGCCAGCGCCGGTAAATCCTATCTGAACGGCGGCAGTGCGGCGCAGACAAGGCCTGCACAGCAGCCGCTTCTGAATCACCCGGCACAGATCCAGAACGTGACCGATCTTCCGCGCAGCGGCATGCGCCCGATGATGAGTGGCGATACTAGCAATCACGATCAGGACATGCTCAAGGAGCTGAAAGGTATGCGCACCCAGCTGGAAGCACTGCTGGGCGTCACGAAGAAAAAAAGCGACACCGCGCCGGACAAAGTGGTTAACACGGCGCAACCGGCACCCCGCACATCATCAACCCTGAGCATCAGTGATCCGGCGCTCAACGACCTACTGCAGGACTAACACATGCAAAACGAAATTGACTGCCTCATGCGCGTGGATCAGGGCGGCGTAGTGGTAAAGAGCGGGGAATCTGATGCCTGGCTTGCCCGGCTGGAAGAATGGCTAAGAACGCCGCAGGGAAGCGTTTATGGCCTGCCGGGATGGGGGAACACCATGCAGGACTTCAAGCATGAGCCGGTAGGCTCTGAAACCGGCCACTTAACCGAAGTTGCCATTGAGGCCGCGCTGATCCGCAAGCTGCGTATCGATCTGCCTGGGCTGGGTCTGCGTGCTATCCGCTGCGCGCCGCAAAATGTCGATACCTGGCAAATTACATTCATTACATCTTACGGCCCGCTGGCCGTGTCCATGAACAAAAGTTAATCGGGGTAAATTGTGAGTATTCAGGAGCTTCTGGAAAAATTTAACGGACAACTACAGGCGAACAGCTGGTGGAAAAAATTTACCAACAGCCAGTTCATTCAGATGATGGCCGTGTTTGGCGCGCAGATCATCTACGCCGCACAGACTACCGCTGAGCGCGGTCTGACGGAGGGTTTTATCTCAACGGCGACGAAGCGCTCAAGCATTCTGGCCGCAGCCGAAGACCGTAATTATCTCGGTCACTTAATCACGCCGTCATGGGGCAGTGTGAAGATCACCAACAAAACGAATGAAGTCATTCAGCTGCCAATCTACGCGGAGTTCCTGTCGAACGCACAGCTGCCCTATGTCACAACCGATGTGGTGATTATCCCTGCTGGCCATAGCGTCGTGGTGAACGACGTCCGCCAGATGGAGCACGTTAACGTGTCCTCCGCAATCGACGCTGAAGCGCCGTTTTATACGGTAATGCTGCCGCGTGATATTACGGAGGAAACAGTTTCAATGGACGTTTACGTGACGGAAAACGAGAACAAAACGCTGTGGAAGAATAACCCGTTGTTTCGTCTATCCCGTGGCTCAAGCCAGCATTACGTGTTGGTCTACAAGCCGTCTGAGCAGTTGGGCGTACGCTTTGGTGACGGCGCGATTGGCAAGATGCCGAAAACCGGAAGTAAAGTCGATCTGGATGTGTGGTGCAGCCGGGGCGATACCACGCTGACACAAGGCCAGAAGCTGACGCCAGCGGGCAATATTGCCGATATGAATAGCAAGATTGAAGTTGTGACCATGACGCCAATCACGGGTGGCAGTGGCTTTGAAAGTACGGAGGAAACGCGCAACCGGGCGCAGTACTACGTGGCGTATGACGAGCAGGTAGTATGGGGCGGTGATTATAAATACTTCCTGAATCGAGCTGTACCGGGTATGTCGTGGATCAGTGCCTGGGGTGAGCAGGAGCAGGAGATTTCAACCGGCGTTAAGCTGCTGAGCAACATCAATACAATCTTCTTTTGCGGGCATAAGCCTGGATACACACAAGCTGAACTTGAAACCATGATCATGACGGCTATCACGGCCATCCCTAATGAGATTAACAAAAAATTCCGATACGTTCCCACGCAGGAAGAACCATTCACGATCTCATTGAACGCATTGGCGAAAAAGAACGTCATTATTTCTGACGCACGTAAAGCTGTGCAGGAAGCGTTACAGACACGATTTGGACGTGACGCAACCACGTTTGGCGACAGCGATCAGAATGACGTTGAGGCCGGTAAACACTTCTCACAAGTGCAGGTTAAAGACCTGTGGCGTGTCATTGAAGAGCTAAACCTGTTTATCTCGTATGAGCTGACCACGCATGACATGAAAACGGCCCTTCAATTGAACGATTTTATTTATCTCGATGTGGCTAACTCCACGTTTGATATTAACTACCTGTAAGGCACGGCCATGATCAAAAACTGGGTAAAAGACCGGCTGACCAAAGAAAAACAGGGTTCTGAGCTTTGGTCAGGGTTTGCTAATACTCTCCAGAGCATTTTCGAAGATGCGGTAGAGCCGATACTGGATCGCATTACTAACCGCAAAAGTTACTACACAATGAACAAGGACGATCTGACGCTACGCATGAGCGAATATGGACGCTTTTTCATTGTGGCAGAGACTACAGATACCAGCAGACCCGTGCTGCTGGCGCAGCGTCTGGACGAAGTGCATTTTAAAGGTACTGATAAGCCGATCACGTCAACGTTCTGGCGCGAGTTCGATAATCTGCCAGTCACTTGGCAGGAGCTGTATGCGCCGATAGATCAGGAGCTGGCACCTTATGGCACCTTCTTCACCACGAAAGAAGGCCTGCCGATTGCAGAGGCGAAGTATGGCGAGTTCTTTCTGACGTCGCGGGCGCAAATCTCAGTAGCTCTGAATGAGCTTTATGAGCGTTACGGTTATCTGGAGCAGGGTGAAGCAGTTCAGAAGCTACTAACGCAATTTGACCGTATCATAGCGCCGCTTCTGCCGCTTCACATCGTATTTGACGGTGTAGCGCTCTTTATCTCGTTTGAAATGTCAGCCGATGCTGAAAACATCACGCTTATTAGTGCCGGAATCGACTATCAGGCCAAAATGTCTTACTCCGATCTCCAGTCGGAGATCAAAAATCTGCACATGGCCACACAGCATGGATACGATATTCCCGCAGTGCCGGTGCAGCAGGTAAAGCGATGCGAACGCTACGATATGTTTGCCGCAGACGCCTGGTGGAATGACTATCGCAGCAGGCCGGACACCGCGCCTGCACCCATTTATATTGCCAGTGCTGACAGCGATGGCCGTGCACGGTTATTTACTGATGGTGGCGTACAGTACATTGGTATCCAGAAGGGCGATAGCCAGGGCATCACAGCCACCAGCACGGACGGCAGTAGCGTGACATTGGCTTTTCCCATTGATGGGACGCCGGAGTTTATTCTGGCGCTACCCGATGACGGCAGCGGTACCAGCAAGATCACCACGCTTTTTTATGAGCAATTTGTCGCGTAGTTGACCATCGGATTTTACGAACTCTTTACCCTCTGGCCTCTTAACTCTGAGAGGCTTTTTTATGGCTGATACTATCTCTGTCAGCAGCAAGCTATTTAAAGCGAAGCTGCTTGATTACTACTACATCCGTCGCGCTGAATCCTCCATCGGGCAGGGTAGCCGCTTCCAGATGGTCAAAGCCTACTGGGGCAAGTCAGCGCTCGTCACCAGTAACGCCGCTGGCGGCTGGAATATCGCGGACATTCCCTCAACGTTCAGCAATGCCAATCTTGAAGGCAAGTTCACTGAAACACCTTTGGTGCTCACAAGTACCGGCGCGGATATCTCGATCACTATCCAGCTGGATGATGCCTTATTGCCGGAAGGCAAAGCCTATGACCTCAACACGCTGACGCTGGTGGATGGCGACGGTAACGCGTTTGCCGTGCTGTGTCTGCAGCAGGACTCCGTATTCCGTGGTAAGGCCTACCGCCTTATCGTCACCATTGAACAGAAAACGGCGTAATGCACATGAGCAGTAATGAAATTACCGATATTGGCGTTATGGCGGGTAAGGCGTATGGCACCGCGCCGCTGTCGGCGGATATGCAGTACCTGGAGACTTACACCAGTTCCGCATTAAACCGAAAGCTGAAAGGCATTGTGCGATCGGGCTTCTACCTGGGCTTCTCGCCGGTCGCTGGTTCCGGGCTGAATATTGTTGTTACCTCAAAAGGGGCGGAAGGTTGGCAGGGCGCGGCCTCAATCGACGTGAACGCACACCAGATTACCGTGCAGCACCTGGCCGATCTGACACTGCCGGTCGTGGCGGGCAAAACTACCCGTATTGTGCTGGAAGCAAACTACAAGCTGGGTGTTAAGACTGACCAGGTAGATATCACCTCCATAGTTGAGGCCGCACGCGTCTTTGCGCAGGATATCTCTGTAGCGCTGGAACCGAACCAGCTGGAGCTCTGCCGCGTGCTTGTGCCAACCGGCACCACGCAGGTTACGCAGGCGATGATCGTCACCAACTACCGTATTAACCGGCAGGTAGGGATCACGCTGGATTCCATCTACACCAGTGACGACGAGCTGATTGCGGCCAACCTGAAGGGGCTAAAAATCCTTAAAGAGCTGATCGATAACAACATGGTTATCGCTAACAACGGCTCGGATATTCACGACAAAGCGATGTTCCGTAAAAACATCGAGCTGGATCAGCTGGTCAATGAGAAGCAGCTGGTAGCCAGTAAAAATCTGGCGGATGTGCCGGATGTGGCGGAGGCCCGTGACCACCTCGGCCTCGGTACTGCCGCAACAGCAGACCAGCAGACTAACCCTATGGATATGACGCCGGGGGCGCTAATGGCCGTGGGCGCGTTTGGTGTTGGCGCGCCGTCGCTGGTCCTGGATAGCAAAATTACCTCACTGGCTGACGTGTCTGTGACTGAGCAGAATGCCTTCTGGACACTGAGCGGTACTTTCAATGATGGCCCGATTGATCTTGGCAAAACCACGCAAACACTGCGTGGCCAGCTATTCAACATGCGCCGGAAATATGATGCCGACGCTGCACTTCTTCAGCTGCTGGTGGCGCAGGGTGGCGTGATGTATCTGCGTTTAGCCGGTAAAGTTTCAGGCGATTGGGCGTGGTCCGGGCTATCAGACGGCGCGGATAAAAACGGCTGGCGGAAGGTGATGGACAGCGCCAGCATGACGCTGGCGGACCTGATTAAGCTGGGCGCGGCAAAGGCAGGCGATAACGACGATATTACCAGCACAAGTAAGCTGACCAATATCAACACGCCAAAGCTGACGGTCTCAAAAAATCTGGACGTCGGTTCTCAAATCAGCGCTGGATATCGTATTGGTGTGATCCGCTCTGAGCCGTCTGTACCGTCGATGACTTTTTTGCGGACCGATCAGCTGGATGACAAACCTCCGGCATACGAAACAGACATCATGCAGATTGTTGGCCGTGTGGCAGCAGTGAGCGGTGATGCCTGGAGTGGCAGAATTCTCGGTGGCATAACCACCACGAACATGACGCACGGCGGCGGTAAAATTACGATTGATGCGCGTACATCAACAGGTGTGATTGCGGCTCGCCTTGCCCTCAACAGTGGAGACGGCTTAGCAACGCTGCAGGGTGCTGGCGGGCTGGCTATTACAGGTGGCGGTGGCCTGACGTCTGACGGCGCGGGACTTTTTACCGCAGACTCGGTTGCGCTGCAGCTAAAGGCTAAAACCAAAGACAAAGCCTATTATCTGCGCGGGCGAAAGGCGGATAACTCTCTGCACTGGTATATGGGCCAGTCTACGGACAATACCGATACCATTACATGGGGTAACTCGATTCCGAATACGTGGTTCACGCTGTCTGGTGATGGCACGGGTGAGACCAACGTTTCGACAATGAAGCTCCGCAATAACGCCATTGTCGGCGGCAACCTTGCGGTTAGCGGCGGTGCGGACGTTACCGGTCCATTAAACGTGCTGGCGAAGGGTGCAACTGCAGTCGGTGATCTGACTGCTGCCGCGCTGGTGGTCACGGGCAGCAGCAATGATGGCACTCAGGGTATTACGGTTAACAGCTTTGCGCCTACTGTCACCTTCATAGACCGTGATGCTGATTCAACGGGCTTCCGCTGGAGAGGTAACGGCAGCAGTCTGCGTCTTGACGTGGATGGCCGGGATAATGGTGTAACGTGGAAACAGGACGTGGCCCAGTTCAGTGATAAAGGGCTGCTCTCATTAGGAAACGGCAATAACAACCCAGCCCGTATGCTGACACTGGGAAATAACTCACCCGGTAAAGGCAATTTGTCCGGGGCGTCGCAAATTGCTGCGATGGCTTACGCAAATATTGGTGCAGATGCCACGACACGCGGGGTTGGTTTCGGCGTTGAAATGTCAGTAGGTGATGGCATCACCGTTCAAACTACGCCTGACTGGGTAGAATTTTGGGGTAACAGTAGTGTTGTGAACGCCAACGCGTCGGTAACACTCATGACGTCGTTCCGCTCTTACGATAAAGCCAGTACCAGTATTGCTACAGCCTATGCCTTTGAAGGGCGTCAGTCGGCGCGAGACGGGGTGAGCCGCTGGAACCTGTTTATGCAGGGCACAGCGCCAAACTACCTGCGTGGCCAGACGTTAATTGGTGGAATGGATACAAACATTCCTGCCAGTTCAGTGGCTTTATCAGTCAATGGGGGAGCTGATGTTAAAGGTCCGCTGACTGTATATGGTGATGCCTACTTAAAATCCTCGTTGAGTATTATGGCATCAAGACCATATATCGACTTCAACTCATCGACTACTGCTACAAACGATTACGACGCTCGCATAATCGTTGATGCGACTACCGCCAAAACTAATGGTCAGGCAGCCTTAAATATCGACGCTGCCAACATTAATTTGCTGGGCGTGGCAAATTTAAAAAGTTCTCTGTATGTCGATAAAGATGCTCATTTTAGCGATGGCGCTTATGTTACGGGGCCATTTTATGCATCAACCCATATAAGCATTGGTAGTTTCGGAACAAGTTCTTTTGCAGGTTCTGCAGCATCAATTAACATTGGTGATTCCGATACAGGTTTAATTTGCCCGTCTGATGGAGTGCTTGACTTTTATTCCAATAATGGTCGCTATTTAAGTTTGGATGGTCCGGGTTTACGCGTTTATTTTGATAAGCCGATAGCCTCGGGCACTCCGGATACTTATCGAATCATTAGCGGAGGATTTGGTGTTTTTCAGCGTTTCGATGGTACCAACTTCTATTTCATGGCAACGAACCAAAATGATCCGATGGGGACATGGAATAATCTCAGGCCTCTTTATTTTAACGCTAGAACCGGCAGGGTCGATATGGGTCACGACGTTGCTATCGGTGGCAATTGCTACTTCAATCAGCAACTCAATGTTGGTGGCAATATTGTAAGCGGAGATCGTGTATACACCGGTAATGGGAGCTCATTTGTTCAAGGTGACGGCAATGTTTATGGCGCGTGCTGGGGCGGATACTTGAGCAACTGGGTCTCAGGCAATTTTGTTCAGCGTGGTTCAGGTGATGCAGTACAGGATATACGTCTTGCTGGGGAGGGCGGAGGAATACTCAATGGGACATTCAAGGCTCCTGGGGGGTGCGTATTTACAGGATGGTATACCGAAGGTTCGTCACCTGGTGGTGACACTATTTTTTACCGCGCTATTCAAAAAGCCGTAGCTGGTAACTGGTTCACAATAGGACAACTATAAAATGCTAACTCTCAAAAATTTAACATCATATGAGAATGAATATCGTGACCTGATTGTTCCAGGTGCTTATTTCCTGCACACCGAAGATGGTCTTGATTGGTATTATCATCTCAATAAATTTTCCGAAGAAACCATTAAAGTTGCTTATGATGATAAAGGCATTGTTCGCTTCATCGAAAAAGACGCATCTATGATTTGGCCGGTTAATTTAAGTGTTACTGAATTAAACCCTGAAAATGTACCTGCAGAGGCTGATGTGTCAGGAAAATGGTCACTTGTAGATGGGGTTGTTGTTCCGCGTGTATATAGTTCGCGTGAATTGATAGACCAGGCAGAGGCGGAGCGTGATAAGCGAATCGCAGAGGCCCGGCAAACTATGAATGAATGGCAAAACGATCTGTTACTGGATGAAATCAGTGATGAAGACCGTACTTCTCTGAAGAAGTGGAATGCCTATGTAAAAGCGCTCAAGGCAATGGATCTGTCCTCCACTGAATCCCTCATCTGGCCAGCCGTACCTTCGCCCGTCTCTGACCATTAAAAACGCGGCTAAATAACCGTATCCCACTCTAAACAGCGCCTCCGGGCGCTGTTTTTCGTTACCTCTCTAAATTACAGACTCCGTACTCTCACGCCACCTGATTACCAGGTGCTAAGGGGGGTATGTGACCGACGTAGAAAAAATGCTCGCGGTTTCGCTTCTCCTGTCTTTGCTAAGCGGCACAGGCGTATTCCTGCTGGGAGTGCGCGAATACCGGATCAAACCAAACGTATTCAATTTCACCACCGAGCTGGTGCTGGCGCTGATTACCGGACTGACGGCTTATTTTTTTGCGCGACAGCAAGGACTGGACGAAATCGTGATTTACCTCGCCGTGTTAGTTGCAAGCAACAACTGGCGTGAACTCTCAACTGTATTTAAAGAACGACTCATTGCGGCAATAAACGGCGTATTTGGGTCAAAAGGAGGCTCCGGCCAATGATTGATTACCAGAATCTGTTTATTACAGCGATGGCGGCGGCGATGGTATTTGATCGCTGCGCAATTGCCCGTAAAAAAGTGGCATTACTGAGTTGCGGTGTAGCGGTGGTACGTGACAACGCCCTGGCATTCCCGGTCCGCTTTAACATTGCCTGCGCGGGCAAACTGGCGGGGGCAAAAATTGAGTACTGGCTGCGCGACAGTAACGATCCGACAGTGGTTATCTCCGGCAAACAGCGCACGCTGGACCTTTCGCCAAAAGGCGTGAGTGAAGAGTTTCTACTGATCGATACGCGTTATCTGGAGCCGGGTGAATGGTATCTGACAGTCCGTGTCACTCACGGTAACAGCCGTCTTAATCCCCTTTACCGTATTTTCCCGCTGCAGGATACCGTCACCCGAACTTACCAGCTTAGTAAGTCAGAGCAGGGGGAATACCATGTCGAATCCTAAGACCTACGTCCTGCTTAGCTTTGACGAGCTCAACGAAAAAGGGCTGGCTAAGCTGAAAAAGGCGATCGCCATCAGCGGCTTTGAGGTGGCCAAAATCACCGCCTCCGGCGCAGCCCGGAAAAAGGATGGTGTACCCACTAAAACCTTCAGTCTCACCGGTATGGATGGGCAGGTCATGACCGTGCAGGTCAACGACAGCGGCGACATTTCCGGTCTGAAGCTGAACGGCAAAAACGTGCCGTTTACCCACGTCACCACGATCCCCGATCTCGGACGCCAGCTGGCCGCGCTGTTTAAGAAAGGCTCAACGGCATTTCAGAAGGCGCTGGCACGCAAGATGGCACGCGCCGCCGCCAGCAAGGATGACTCACCGCAACCAAAACGCGGCGTGAAATCATCGGTGCAGCTGCTGGCCGAAGTGCGCCAGCAGTGTGACGCCTACAAAGCGGGGATCGCGGAAACCCAGGCGAAGGCAGAGCAGCTGACGCGGGATGCCGATGCGGCACAGAAAAACGCGGACAGCTTACAGACCGAGCTTAATCAGGAGCAGGCGATCACCCGCCAGCTGAAAGAGCAAATCGCCCAACTGGAAGAGGCAGCAGAATGAATGAGATTTTAAGCAACCGCATGGTGCTGGACCTGCGAAGCCACACACCGGGCGCAATGCTGGCGCAGGCGGTTTACGACGGCCTGATGACCGGCAGCAGCGCGGATATGATGCTGGAAAGCGCCACTATCGACGATATCGATCACACCTACCTGGGAAATGAAAGCCTGGTGCCGGGTGCGATGTTTGAGGCGATCAGCACCGAGCGCATGCGTCTGGCGCAGACCATGCGCGCCTTCGTGAAGGCCTTAAACCGTGGCCTGAATGGAACCAATATCAGCGCCGGTACGGACGATGCAGGCGCGGATACTACCGGGCAAAAAACTGTGGGCGGCGCGGTGATTGGCAAAGTGCGCCGTGTGGCCAGCATACCGGTTATGAGTGCGCTAATCCCGTTATCAGACGGGCAAAGCGTGTCGCTGGTGTTCCACTCTCCAACTGCTGACAACGGTAAGATCCGCAATCAGGATACGCTGGTGGCGTTCCAGTTCCTGATCAACAAGCGCGACGTGACGCACATCGTGGCCCCGATTGGCGGACGGGATGTGTCGCTGCAGCAGGTCACGCAGGCGCTTTCAAACCTGATTGAGAAGAACAGTGGCAAATTCACAAAGCAGAAGGACGCCCAGGCTAAGCTGCGCGCCGAAGTGGAAACTACCCAGGCGGAAACTGACAAGCTGGCAGAGCAGCAATCGGCACTACTGGAAGTGGTGGACACACAGACCGCACGCGTGCAGACGCAGCAGGACAATGAGCAGATGCTGCGCGGCAAAGTCGCAGCCCAGCGCCAGATTAATGCCGACCTTACCGGCCAGCTGGCGGCACTGCAGCAGGCGAAAGCCAGTGAGCCTGAAAGCACGGACACTTTCAGCGATCGCACTATCCAGGTTAAAGCGCGCCTGAACATAGACGGACAGGCGACGCTGAGCAACGCCGCGACGGTCCGCTATCACAGCTATGACCAGGACGGCGAGCTTGAAGGCAAGGTGATCATCACCAAAGCGGACGGGACCACGTTTGAAATGCCGTCCAAATCCAGCCAAGGCGCGGATATGGGTAAAGCGGCTACCAAACTGCTGAAGGCCTACCGCACCGGCGCGGCGGATAAATACCGTGTCAGTGCTGAGCCAGTATCGACGCAGGAGCCGCAACCTGAACCGACGCCACAGCCTGAACCGGCGCCGCAACCAGAACCAGAGCCAGAGCCAGAGCCACAACCCGATCCTGTTAAACCCGCAGCCGTCTGGCGTTATGCGCTGGTAAACCGGCCAGTGGGTATCGGCGCGGTACCGCCTGAATATGCCTCCGTTGCCGACCAGCCAGCAGAAGGCCAGCCATATAGCGGCGTTGCGCGTAACGGCATCATTTCCTACGACCGTCCGCTTACTGACAAAGAGATTGCTGACTTTGAGCTGAAGCTAATCCCGACGCATGCAGATCTCGATGCGCTGGTCGTAACCGTGGCCGACAAGATGAGCGATTACGCCGCGCAGTATCTGGAAATGTCCACAGAAGACCCGGACACTTACGCAAAACAGGTGCGCATGGTTGCCCGTAAAAACCTGACTGGCGTGGCCTATCCCGAAGGTGAAGACCTGGTCTATTTCAATCAGGCCATTAACGCCAGATTGCAGACCCTGGCAGCAGGTGAACCAAAGCAGGAAGAGACTGACGTGACTGACGTGACTGACGTGACTGACGATCGTGAAAATACAGACCCGTTCTGGATGGCGGCGAAACGCCTGGGCGATCTCGTAGGCTGGGCGTCTGACCTAGTAAATGCCTGGGCCGAAGCGCTGGGTTATGGCAGTGAGCAGATGAAGCAGGCGGCGGACTATGTGGAAGCTAATCAAATCCCTGAGTATCTGAAGGCTGTAGAAGCCGCGATGATCACCGGCAAGCGTATTCCGCTGGTGGAGGAACTAAGCACCTCTGAGCCAGAGCCAGCCCCGCAGCCAGAGCCACAATCAGAACCGCAGCCGGAGCCAGTGCCGGAAGCAGACACGGAAGCACAGAAGGCGATTGATTACCTTCAGGGGCTGACCTCGCTCGATACCGACGATATGGACGTGATCCGTGCTGGCCGCAACCAGGTCCGTGAGGCTATTGCCGCACTGACGGCCGCGGGTTTATTCGATGAAAACGAATCGCTGGTCAATTACGCTGTGCAGCACCTTAGCAATCTGCTGGTGGCCGTGCAGCGTAACGGGGTGGCCGCATGACCTTAACCGCACTGCAAAAGCTAGATTTAGCGGACCAGTTGGACGAGCTGATTATCAAAGCCCCGACCGTTAAGGGGCTGGACCTTCTGGATCTCAATGACCAGATGGAGGCAATCATGCTCCAACTGGGGTATGGCGCTGCGCCAGTACCCCCCACCAGCGAACCGGCACCCGCGCCGGTAACTGAGCCAGAGCTGGAACCCGTGAAGGAAGATCAGCCCGTTCCCGAAGTGGTTACTGACTTTCTGGCCAGTAAGTTTACCAGCCAGGCGCAGCTTGATTTTGTTGAGACGCTGCGCCGCGTTGGTGACTACATCGGCGTTTATCTGGAGCTCGACGACGCGAGAAAACAGACCGCCAGCTGGATAGCCGCCAGTGGCCTCTCTGCTTAAACATCAACCCCGTTTCGGCGGGGTTTTTTTATTCCTGGGATCAAAATGCTTAACGAGAAATTACGAAATCTGCTGAGCGACGCTGGCAGCATATTTGCCCTGATTGGGCTGGTGGGCTCACTGCGTAAAGCGCAGACCATGACGGGGCGATCGTCATACGTTGTCACTGGTAAAGGGCAGGAAGTGAAGACCGCGTTTAAGGTGGTGGATGCGCGCCACCTGATTATTTCTAACAACCTCGACGGTACCATAAACCCACTTTTCCCGGCTGAACTACAGCCACGCGACCGCACCCGTCTGACCAGCAAAGTGCAGGTATCCAAAATCGCGGGCAACCTTCGACCAGCAAAGCTGACAGATTCAGGCATGAGCAGCCACGGCGCGCCAATTGTGGGCGCTGATAATGTGGTTGAGTCAGGCAATGGCCGTTCGATGGGGATCACTCGTGCCTATGAGCAGGGGCAGGCCGACGAGTATCGCCAATACCTGATTGACCACGCTAAAGACTATGGCCTGAAGGCATCCGATATCGCGCAGATGGATATGCCGGTACTGGTGCGTGAGCGTATTACTGATGTTGATCGTGCGCAGTTTGCGAAAGACTCCAACCTTTCGGATTTGCAGGAAATGGCCGCGAGTGAAAAGGCTTTTGTTGATGCTGAAATGCTCGACGAGAGTCTGATGGCCATCTTCAATCCGTCCGACGACGGCAACCTTCTGGCGCGCTCAAATGACGGCTTTATTCGGGCGTTCATGAAAGAGATTGGCGACACTGCGACGGCAGGGCTGCTAACCGAAGACGGGCGCCCGACGAAGCAGCTGATTGACCGCATGCAGAATGCGATCTTTGCCCGCGCCTACAAAGACGAACGCCTGGTTAAGCTGGTATCCGAAGAGCCCGATCCAGAAATGCGTAACATCCTGACGGCGCTCAACACGGCGGCAAGCGAGTTTGCACAGATGCAGATGCTATCCGGAGACGTTCACCGGCAGGCCGTCACCGGGCTGGTGGACGGCGTGCAGTCGGTTGATGGTCTCGACCAGCAGGCAATCGCCGCGCTGCAGGATGCTATTAAGCTTGTGCGCCAGGCTAAAGACAGCGGACAGGCCATACAGGAAGTGCTGGCGCAGCAGGGATTATTTGAAGAATCCAGCAAAGAGGCCGAAGCGCTGGCGCTGTTTATCGTGGCAAACAACCGCAGCGCAAAACGTATCGGGGCCGCGTTTAAAAAGATGGGGCAAAAGATCAATGACGAGCTGTTACACCAGCAGCAGGCGTTGGGGGATATGTTCGGCGGCGGTGAGCTGACGCTGAATGATGTGCTAACGGCTGTATCAGGAGAAATTGAGGAGGAATTTGGTGAAGGGAAGGGGTTAAGCTTTGCCATTTTCGAGTCTGTCAGCGCGCAGGCAACGAACTAATTTTACTGGTTCATAATATGCGTCAGCTCAGACTTGAGCTGACGGTTTTCACTGGCTGCACATCATTAAATCTGACAGTCTGCTTTGAGCGAAAAGCGGACATTGCTAACAGCGTTATGAGTGAATCAACGGAGAGTTGGTCAGGTACCCTTAGTACTTTATGCGCTGCTTACTAGTCATGGTGCGTTCCAAATGGATGATAAAGAATAGAATGCCGAATGAAGATCAATATTGGCCGCAACAAAGTGAGTTCGCATTTCGTGGGTAGGACCAGAGAGCTACAGCGGAAAAATGTGGAGATTTTAGTTATAAGCTTTGTTCACTGTTCCTAGATGACAGTTTCAATTAAGCGGTGAGCGTAATTATTGAAATTTCATTGACATCCTCATGTACCTGCCCGTTAAACCGTGGATTTTTTATACATTACAATATAATATTCTCTGATAAATCGCTCAGCGTTGGTAACCCATTGCA